TTTTTATTGCTTATTATCCGCACCCAAAAAGTTGCATTTATAAGTTGAACTCAAGTATCTTTGAATAACATGGCATTTTTAATTTAGAATGGTAGGGAAATTATCTTCCCTACCATCTTTGTGTTAAGTTGTCGGCGTTGTTGTCGTTTTCAGAGCTGCGATAAGTGCCGCATTCTGCTTCTGCTGTGAGAGTTCCAGACGTGCATCATTATAGCGCTGCTGCAAATCTGAGTTCCAATGACTGTTAAGTGTATCGATTATGCGCTGCGTATTGTCTTGCCCAGCACGGATAATCTCGCATTTGTCCTGCGCATTCTGAAAACCAAGAGCACTAAAGCCGCGTTCGACTGACGAGTTAATGAAATTCATGCTCTTATTCAAGGATTCTGTCTGGCCTTGGATTGCCAATTGGTTTTCATAACCCATCTTCAAAATACCCTGCTGTGTGTTGCAGCAACAATTCTGAATTGCACTTATAATGTTGGCATCACCGCGCTCGGCCGCATTGATAACACGTTCAGCGCTGAAACCTACTTGCCCAGCAACATTGTCTACTGCTGAACGTATTGCACAAACAGCCTGCTGCAATTGGTTGAAGTCGCAATTAAGATTCGCGCCAAGCGTTGTCAGAGCATCGTTGTTGCCCTTTATAGCTGACATCAGCAAATCTGCATTGTGGTTGTCGGCCATCTGTGAGCGTAGAGAGGCAATCTGATTTTGGATTTCTGCATCTTGCACGAGGTTTCCACGGTTGCCAAAACCGCCGAATCCTGCACCGCCAAACAGCGCAAGAAACATGATATAGGCAAATGGATTATTCATCCACTGATTACCCATGCCTCCGTTCATCATTGCGGCCATCGCCATTGGGTCGGACTGTTTGTTTGCCATCGCTGCATAAGCCAAGGCGTCATTGTTGCCACGGTCGCAACAGATAATTTTTTCTACTCCGTCCATAATAATATGTTTTTAAGTTGAATGCGGTAGGACTTTCCTGCCGTCTGATGCAAATTTATTATGAGACGTATTGTTTATTTTTTGTTCGTTTTGTTAGTTGTTTGTAAAAAACGGGTGCATGGTAATTTTCATGCACCCGTCAATCTTACGTCAATCCTCAACCTTGCTTAAGGTTTCCTTAATCTGAGGTGTGTACTCGCTTTGAATCCTGCCAATTTTCTCATCGGCCTCTTCCTGCGTCTTGGAATCCTCAACGGCGCGAGCACATTCTGTCATCATTTTTTGCACTAACATCTGTGCATGGTCAAGTGCTGCGCGTTTATCCTTGTCATCGCCAATATAACTTCTTGCGTTGTCAAATTGGCTCTTGACTGAATTATAGCTTTTCCATAGCATATAACTCATGAAATCCTTGCTCTTAGCAAATTCGTCAAGCTCTTTCACGTATTGACTGTTACCTCTCGCGGATTCTTTCTGGTAATTATCAATCTTGTAAATCAACTTTTGCCCCTTGTCGTATTCTCGTTGGAATCGCTCTCGTGCTGCACGATTATGCGTGCGGTCGTCTACGGATTTTACCAAGGTACGGTAGAACGGTATCTCGTTAGACCTTATCTGCTCTCCTTGGATAATCTTAGCGATAACGCCAGAGGTTCTGCTGACAAATTTTCCTGCGCCCCCAGTGTATGATTCAACGAGATGCTGAACCATTGCAGGGTTGACCTGCACACCTGCACGTTCGTAGTCGCCGCCGCCCTGCACCTCGTTCAACCATTTAGACATGGCAATATAATTAGGATTGGTGCTTTGGTAAACATTTCTGAATGCAGGTGTATTCTTGTTGAATGGTTCTTTATAGATTGGCATTCCGAGCCAATTCTTGTTGAAGGCAATTTCTACTTCTGGTCGCACCGCTGTTGGAACGAGAGAAAGCATGCTGCCGTTGCCTTCGGTCAAGTCAAGAGGCAGTATCTGTGACAATTGCTCAAATGCTTGAAATGTAATCTCGCTCGCTGGTAGATTTTCGCTGCCGCAAACAACCGTCCCCAACAGTTCACCAATGCCGTATGCTGCGCGATGCTCAATTGACATCGGAAGAGTTAAAAATCTTCCGTCTTTACCCAACGGCAGCATAATGCCCATTCTTCTCATAGATTCAGGCATATCCCAGTAGTCATCGGGGTCTCCACCAATGGCAGACAACATCAATGGAATACACATGGCGGAAAGCATGCCGAGCGTTACTGCTGCGCCGTCCCACATAAGCATTCCAGCTGTATGGTTAAGATGTAATCTAACATTCTTGTCAAGACCTTGGATGCTGGCATTAGAAAATGCGTAGAAATTCTTGAATGCCGATGCTGCATAAGCGCTGAGGAAATGAAGATTGTTCATACTGAAAAAGTTGGAAACATCCCATTTTCCTGCCGATTTGCTTCCAGCACCCTTTCGGTTGAAGTTTACAGTTACCTCCTTCGCATCCATGATAGACTGTTCCATAGAGCGACCACTCTGTCTGCTGGTAAGGAATACAGCAAAGCGCACCCAGTCTTCCGTGCAGCGGCTCAGATATTCCGCCCCCTTCATGTAAATATTCCAAGCGTCATTAATGATATAATGATGGCCGTAAACTATCTTATTACCAAGACGCTCGGTCTTACTTTTTCCTTCCTTGGCGCGAAGTTCAGAAAGAGCTTTAGTAATTTCGCCCTTATAACGCTCAACGCCCTTCATGAAAGTATAGCCTGTCTCGCCGCCATTGTAGATAAAATCGTAAAACGCCTTTTCTAAAGGATTGGACATATCAAGAGTATTGCCATTAAGTCGGTTGACAAGTCGGCCGATATTCTTGACGCACGTAAGATAGTTCTTAACGTATCTGCCGTAATATTCCGTCCCCTCCTTTGGTATCAGTGTCGTTGAAAATTCCAAATCTCGCATGGCGTTAGAGATAGCGAACTCAACGTTTCTTGCCGTAGCCATTCTTGCAATCCAATTTGTCATAGCCTTCAAAGCAATAGCTCCAGGGTTTTCCGTGGCATCTGGGTTTAGTAAGCCATTGATAGCTTGCGCCGCCCTCGGGTTCCCGTTGACGGTCAGTATGTAGGTCTTGCCTCCACGTTTCACCATAACTTGATGCTCATTCATGTTTCTGCCGAGCACTCGGTATGGAATATGCGGTTTCTGATGAGCCAAGGCGTAGGTGTCAGGTTCATCCTTAACCTTTTCCTCCATGTCATCTTGGAAATCAAGCATCACTTGGTTTGCTTCCTCCGTTGTCATGCCGCTTGTATCTGGCACAGCCACTGGCACCCATGCTCCGCGCGTGCCGTCTCCGTTGTCGTAGTCTTCATCAAATTTCACGTAGAGGTTACTGACGCTGATAAGGTCGGATGGGTGGTTTAAGGCGAGGTTCAGCAATTGCTGTTTCATGAGATTGCGGTTAGACTGCATGATGGCCATTTCTGCCATATTGCCGATAACTGCAAACGGATCATCTGCAACACTCTTACGTCCCTTGGCTTTCTTCATGAAGCTACCCGTGCCTCCATTGATTGTTTGGTCGCCAAAATATTCGTACACCTCATCACTCGTTGTCTCATCAAAACCTCTGAGTGGAATGTAGTACTGATACATACTGCTTACATTATCGTATGTCTCCTTACTTATCAATCCTGCCTCATACGCTCTTTGAAGGGAAGACTTTGTAGCAGCACGAATACTGTCCCACATGCTATCCGCCAGGCTGCCAGCCTCGGCCTCCACTTCCTCTACATATTTTTGCGCTTCATCCATAGCGTCAGAAACGCTCTGCGTTCCGAATAACTCTGTCAATCCTGCAAAGCTCTTCTCTTCATATTCATCAATGAAGTCGTCAAGCGTCTTCTGCCCAAATGGGTGCATAGATTTATATCTGTCATAAGCCTCTTCTGCGGCCTTTCCTGCCATATACTTTTGACGCTCCATGCCGTGTTTGGCCATCACATACGTCTTTATTTCTTCGTATGAACGGCCTGTCTCGCTGCCAAGCGCATAAATGGCCTCTATCATATCTGCATAAAGCGTCCTCTTGTAAATATCCATTTGCGCATAATTGCGACTGCTCATAGTGATATAGGCGTTATATGGATTCTCAAAGTCTCCAAGCTTAAAGCCGCCGTTTTTCTCTATGGCGTGTTGTAAGTCCTGAAGAGGAGAAAGCATGTCAACCCACGCGGTACGTTCAAGGTGCGAACCTCTCGTCACAAGTCTTTCATAAGTATCCTTGGCAAGGATTTCCTGCAAATTATCCAGTTCTCCGCGGAGCAAAACGGAGTGCTCCTTCTTCTCCGTGTCGGTCATCGCGTTCTTCCCAGCCTTCAATTTATAACGCATGGCAATACGCTCTGCTTCGGCTACATAGCGTCCCTTCTCGCCTGCCTTCAAATTCTGATAGCTACACCATAGTATATAAGCAAGTTCCCTATCGCTCAACTCACGGTTTTTCAGGCCCAAGAACTCCAGCGCACGGTTAAACAGTCTTCGGAGGGTAGCAAACAAGCCGCGTTTCTCTGCCGTCATACGTTCAAAGTCTGTGCGCTCTGCAAGCCCTGCAAGATATTCTTCTGTGGCGGTACGGAAATTCCATCCTTTTCCGCGACGCAATTCGTTGATAGCGTCTTTCACTTCCTGCGAGGCTGTCGCAAGAACGCTATCAAGAAAAGCATCCATCACGTTATGGCCAAATAACCCTCTCAGTCCATGATGGGCTACGGCTTCATGCAGGATGGTCTGCGTCACGTCCGCTGCGTCAGCGTTGTTCGACAATACCACGTGGATTTGCCCCGTTCTGATATCATACCAGCCCTTTGCCGTAGCCTCTCTTCCTTCAAGGCCTTCGGCGCTTTCATGCACGACAACTCTGCCGCCAAGGTTGAGGTTCTCGGTGGCTTTCTGCGCGGCTTGGGCTGCCTCAACCTTTATCTTAGTGATGGTTTCTTCAAGACCCATGTCGCCATCGCGGAACATAACACCCTCATCTGCAACATTTTCGTCAGAAACTTTGGGATTTACAAAATCTTTGACTACCTTTGTCGCAGTATTAAGGTCTTGCTTATCTATTTCCTGCTGAACATACTGGGACGCTGAGGAGAGATAAGTTAGACCTTTTTCTTTATCTACCCATTTCAATGTCCCGTTCTGAACAATAGGATATACAATGTCTGCCACATTGCGACCATGAACCGAACGTATATCATTCACTTCAAGTATTTCGCCGCCATTCTGTATCTGACGGTTTAACTCAATAGCAACACATACATTCTTGCCGTCACGGTCTTGCATTTCAGTCAGTACCCCCAATACATTATCACTACGTTTGAACACGAAGATTGGATGCGACAAGTGATTAGGCATATCCACAAGAGCCTCTACTGCTACATTATGTTTTCTTACACTACCTTTAGTAAGAATACGCTGACGCATAACAATAGGCAAGTTGGGCAGGAATGCACGCATTACACCTTGCGGTCTGCCAATATGCAGCATTTCATTCTTATCCATTTCTCCATTCTGATAGCGTGTAAGTTCATTATTGAAACGCTCGTTAGCAGTCTGTTGCTCACGTTTACCATCACTGAACTTAGTATCACCGAATCCTGTCTTCCCGCGCATAACCACAGTATCAGCGGCATCGAATACGGTAGGCTTACCACCATTCTTCTTACGCTTGTATGCTTCATGTAGAACAAACGCCCAGTCCTTATCACTCCACTTTCTCTTGCCTTGGATTTTTAATCCGTCCAGCAATTTTTGTAGAGCCTTTTGAAGTATGGTTGTTAGCTTGCCCCAGAACGTAAGTTCTTCGGCGCTCATCGTCTCAAAGCCGCTTTCACCGATGCGTCCAGCAAGGTCGGCAGCATACTCCTCTGTGGCATCACGCCTGAACTGCTCACTCTTCTTACTTGCCTCAGAATGAGCCTTTTCAATGTCAGTATGATATAAAGTGTTAGTATCCTCGCCCTTCGCCTCATACTCCTTGCGCTTTCTCTCGCGCAATCGGTCCACCTCAGCATCGTACATCTTCTGTGCCATGCGGTCAATCGTGCCGCGTATCTCGTCCTTAGACACACGATAAAGTTCATCAAGAGCATTGTTCAGCTTCGCTTCATCGGGGAACAACACACGTAAACCATCATGTCCCACAACCTCATGCACAAACGTATTTTCAATATCTGTCATGTTGGCGTTGTTTGGTACTACAATAGTCACCTCGCCAGTTATAGGATTGAAGCTGCCTTTCATTCTGCGCTGACGCGCACTCGGCAAATCTGCCACCTCTTCCTCAGTACGGATGATGCGCACAGGAGTGTGAAGGCGTTCTGACAACTCAGTTACCCTATCCACCATCGCGTTAGAATCATTCTCAATTACATTAGGTGTATCATCTTCAAGCATACGATGTTTACTGTTACCATCATCGGCTTCGTCCTCATCGTCAGCAACGACATCAGTAGCTGCGTCAACACTTGCGTCCATTTCGGCATACTTCTTCTCCTTTTCTGCCATTTCCACTTTCATGGCTTCTGAGTATTCCTCAAACTGGCGTTTGGCTTCTTCCAATTCTTTGCTGAATTCGAATGGCTTGCCCTCGCGCTGTTTCAACTGCTCCAGCTCAGACTTGCTGTGCTGTACCATACGTGTAGCAATGTCGAACTGCTCGGCAAAGTCTCTACCTGTAATTACATTCTCGGTAATATCCTCAACGGCATTACGCAAAAGAGACTGCTTGACTGGCATGTCTGTCAGACCGAGTTCGGGACATGAGTAGCTCATCTTACGATGTATCTCAGCAAATAGGGAACCACCACTATTCACCGTTTCACGCGACAGCTCTGTCTTTACTACAAAGTCATAACCGCCTAATGACAAGGTGAAAGTGCTGGTCTGTTTAGCGTTGCCAGGATTTTTCTTCATCTCCTTTACTGCATCATGGACTTTCTTGTTGTGTTCCTTGATGAAGTCTGCCATAGCTTCAATAGAACCGAATTTCTGCTTACCTACGGTTATCTCTGTAAACTTGCCATTTGGGAATGCCTTTTGTACAGCAAGCAGGTGGGCGTTGGCTTCCTCTGCTCGTTGCTCTGCTGCCTTTATCTGTCCCTCCAACTTTGGCTTGGCATTGTGAATATAGGTTTGGTCGGCTTCCCACTGCTTTCTACGGCTCTCGTACTTGCGCACATTCTTCTCCGCATTGTTTTTCAGCAGGGCGTATTCACTACCAGAGAGTTGAGCAACAGTGTCGCCGAACACATCTTCTTCCTCTTCAAGCACACGGTTATTCATGCTGTCCTGCATCAGTCGGTCACCCTCCATAACACTGTCAGCAATCGCACCTTTGGTCTTCAATCGCTGATATGCAGTTACGTCAAGACTATCTTCCACACCGAAACGAAGCACACGGACTGGTTTATTCCATTGCTTGTGCAGATTGCCCTGTCGCAAGATGCGGCCGTTGCGCTGCGTGTAGTCCATCGGGCGGTTTGGCGCGTCAAGGTGGATAAGTGTATGCAGACGTTCCTGTATGTTCACACCAGTACCAAGTGTGGCTGTACTGCCGAGTATAACACGCACCTCGCCACGGTTTACCTTCTCGAAGATTTCCAACTTCTGCTTTATCTTCATGCCAGACTTCATCACAACGATTTCGTTTTCGGGAACCCCCTGCTTGATGAGTTTCTTTTTGATGTCCTCATACAGGTTGAAACCACTTTGCTTGTTTTGGTAGTGGTCGGCAAAGATGGCAACTGTTCCCTTGTATTCGTCCGTCTCTTTCAACGAGCGCAGGGTTTGACGCACGGCCTCGTTGGTCTTACTCTTGGGGTCGTCCTCTGCGTTCATTTCAACAAGTCGGGCATCTACTGCGGCTCCTTGTGCAATGCCATACATAGTGAGAGGTATGCTGCTGTTTTCCTTCTTCTCCTTGCCGCTCATTTGGTCAAAGCGTTCAAGTTCTTCACGCACATATTTCATCACACTGCGAAGAGCGCGTGTCTGTGGTAAATATATGTCCTGCGCCTTGCCGCCCTCCATTTCTGGTATCTTCTTCACAAGTTCAGTCTGGTCTTTGGTCAGCACGGTGTCTGCTACCCCTGACCATATACGCACCAATTCGGGCAGGTTCACATATCCTGCAAAACGGTTCACTTCCTTGAACTTGCCGCTTGTGTTGAACTCTGGCATCTGTTGTATATTGCCGAAGTTTCGCACAAAGTCGTCAAAGTAGTAGATACCGTATTCCTTCATGGTGTCCTTTGGCATGAGATAACGCATGAAAGTCCAAATCTCAGCTGCTGTATTACTGATAGGCGTACCAGTGGCGAAGATAACATTGCGACCGTTATTCTTCTCCAATATGGCTTGCGTCTTCAAGTACACGCCTTGCGACTTCTTACTGTATGAAGGGTCAACACCTTTCACACCTCGCTGCATGGCTGTTGCAAAACCGAGGTGTTTGTATTCGTGTGCCTCGTCAATGAGCAGTGCGTCAATGCCCATGTCATCGAAGTTCTCCACATCGTCCGTGCGACGGTCAAGCATTTCCTGCGCCTTAACCGCTGCGTTCTGCTTCGCAACAGCTTTCTTCTTTTCATTGTTGGCGGTGCGCTTCTTGGATATGTCTTCCGACAGTGCAGCCATTTCTGCTTGCAGGTCGGCCAGTTCTTTTTCTGCGCGTCTTGTTATGGGGTCTCTGCCACTGGTGTCAGCCTCACGCATCTTTTCAAGCACAAGCATTTTCTCGTCTATCTTGTCCTGCACGAATTGCATTTGTCGCTCATCGCTGTCGGGGATAAATTCAAAGGTGCTTTGAGGCACGACAATCATATCCCAGTCGTTGTACTTGATTTTGGCGTAGAAATTCTTTCTGCCCTCTGCATTGCGGTCATTGTCCTCAAGCGTGAGTATCTTGGCATTTGGGTAGAGTTCCTTGGCTGAGGCTGCGAACTGGCCTACGGTGGCGTTCTGCACCACAATCATTGGTTTGCGTGCCGTGCCGAGTCTGCGCATCTCCATTGCGGTGGAGATAAGGGTGAACGTCTTGCCTGTTCCTACCTCATGGGCAAGCAGCAACGGCTGCATCGTGCCGCGCACAATGGCCTTGCCTTGGTGGGGACGCATCTTGAACTTGTGGGTCGCACCTCCGAAGTATTCGGGTACGAAGTCATCGGGTATGCTCATAGGCACATAGTTGTTGAAGCGGTCGTTATACTCTTGCTCCATGCGTGCTGACAAGTCCGCGTCACTCTGCATCTTTCCTCGCGCCCAGTCCTTGAAGTCCTGACGTATCTCGTCTATCTTGACTGCACATGCTGCCGTAGCCTCACGGTCTGTGATGGTTTCCGTTGTGCCGTCATAATGCTTTTCCGTACGTGACACGATAATGCTTTTGTTCTGGATTGCGGCTGAAATGAGTTCATGGCCCATTATTGTTTTCTTAAGCATTTTACTCACAATACCCATTGCGCGGTTCTTCTCAACGTTCACACCATAGGTCGGGGCTTTCATAAACCATGTGCCACCTGCTGCCGTGAAATGCACGTCTATGTCGGTGCGCTCTTTCACATAAGCGTCATAGAGTTTGGGGTCGAGCCATGACGAGCCGAGAGTGAAGTCTATCAAGTGGGCAGGGATATTCATAGGCACTACTTCCTGCAATGCCTTGATGTTCCCTGTGTATTCGCCATTCTCGTTGTTGGCCTCTGCCTGTTTCAGTTTCTCGCGCACATTGCCGCTCAGATACTTGTACGACACTTCCATCTGCCGTGTGGCAGGGTCTTCAAAGCCGAGTCCGCTTTCGATGATTTCATGCTTTACTTCCGTCTCGCTCATGCCGAGCTGCCCTGCAATGTAGGGTACATCTATGCGGCCGTTTTTGAACATGCTCACCACAACACCGTCCTTGACATTCTCAGGGTGCGGATCGCTTTCCTTTTCCACGACACGGCCTTTCATCACGTCTGCCTTGTCATAGGTCTTGACCACACCGCCCTTGCCGTCTCCTTGCTCCTTGTACACTTCCAAGGAGAACACGTTGGGATAGTCCACGTCATTGCGCAGCCATGCCAACTGGTTGTTCTTGGTGAAGTGTCCGTAGGTGCTGACAAAGGCATCGTATGCCTTGTTGAGTTTGTCTATCCATGGTTGCAGTCCTGCATCGCCCTCGTTCTCTGTCTGGTACTTCATCACATCGACCAATGCGCTTTTGATGGCTGCATAGGCATTGAAACACTCCTGCTTGGTGTGTCCCTTTATCTTCTTGTCGTTCACTTCAAGAGGATAGTAGCCGCCCATACCTGCCGTAACGAGCTTGCCGTCTTTCAAGTACATCTCACCCAGTTTCTTGCCGTCTGCCGATGCATCGTTCACATAAACAGGCTTGTCGCTTTCTGTGGTCTCTGCGCTGCCGCGCTCTTCCTCCGTGAATGATTTAACGAAGTCAGCCAGCATCTTGCCTTGGTCTTTGCCGCTTACCGGGTAAAGTCCCTTGCTTGTGGGTCTGAACGTGTCACCCTCTTCAAAGGCAAAGCGCATTTCTCCTGCCATGTGGTCGGGATGCTCGATGAAATACTTGTTGTAGTCCATGGAGAGCTGCTTGGCCTTGCGTGCGCCAGGCTCTTCATAGTCGGCTGTGCGCTCACCGCTGATGTTGCTCACGTCAATGGCTTGTGCCGACTTCTGACCGTTCACGCGTTTGCGGATTACGATGATGTCTGATGTTACGGTCGTGCCGCCAAAGGTCTTGTTGTTCATGCGGAATGCTCCGATGAAGTCACTGCCGCCCTCGTTCACCACCCAGTCACGTAGAGCCTTGCTGTTGTCGAGTGTGCCATTTGACGATATGAAGATACCCAGACCGCCCTCACGCAGTTTGCGCACGTTCTTGGCTATGCAGAAGTCATGGATATTGTGGAACTTCTTAGACAGGTCACTGTCGCCTGTGGTGTCGTTCACGCGCAACCCAGTAACGAATGGCACATTGGTGATGGCCAAGTCCACGCTGCCGTTGGGTATGCGTGTCTGCTCAAAGCCTTGTATGTCCACCTTGGCATCGGGGTAGAGCAACGAGAGTATGCCGCCCGATGTGCCGTCTATCTCTATTGCGTGAATGTCGCTGCGCTCGCTCACGGCTGTTGGCATCTGACCGAGGATATTGCCAATACCTGCGGAACCCTCCAAGATGCTACCGCCCTTAAAGCCAAGCTGATTTGCAATGTCCCAAAGTGTATCAACAACGTATGCAGGGGTGTAGTAGGCACTGTTAGCACTCATAACGGCTTGCTCATAAGCTTCTTCTCCAAGCAACTCACGTATCTTCTTGTTACGCTCACGCTGTTTCCAGTCATTGCCTCCGTCGCTGAAAGCGGCTCCAAGACCACCCCAACCACTGAACTTCCTAAGCACACCCATCTGCTCTGGAGTGGCTGTCTCACCGCTCTCAAGTAAGTCATGCGCCAACTCAATAGCCTTAATATTGGCCTCTATTCTGCCATTCACCGAAGTAGGGGCATGGTCTGCGCCACGCTCTGAATGGTTGTTGCGTGTGTTCTTCGGCTCGGTCAGTCCATGAAGTCCAGCGGACACAGCCCCATCTTTCTTAGTGCTTTGTCCTCCTCGTCCTCCGTCAGGTCTTCCACCCTCTTGTTCAGCTCTTTTGCGAGGGCTTCCTTGGCTTTCTTGTAGTCCTTGTTGTTGTCCACTATTGTCGGCTGGCACTGTTTCGGTGCGTACCGCATCATCATTTCCTTGTAATCCATTGTCTGATGTATTATCGAGCGGCCCAGCAAACAAATCGCCTACTGACTGCTCTGGTTTAACTTTCTTAGTTGTCTTTTGGGATGCTGATTTAGGTTTGCCTACTGGCTTTTCTGATGCAGTATGCTGAACACCGCCATTTTCAGAACGCCTCGTCACATCATCCTTAATATGTATGCCTTCTGGCAATGCCGCAACTGCATCCTCGTTAATACCATCCTCGTAGAAGTAGCCACCCTCATCATTTTTAGACACTATATGTCTCTTTGCAAAAGCCTTATCAGCTATCTTTTCACTAAAACCCTTGTCATTAAGCAACTTCTTGTAAGTTTCCACATAACCATCCTTACGCAAAGACAGACGCACATCCGTCATGATTCTCTCACCCAAGAGTGTACGAGCAGCTTGCGCATCAGGATTATTATCCACAAGCTCCTTGAATAACGGATGTTCCGTTATACGCTTGATAAGTTCAGTGTCGCTGATTGTGTTTGATTCTGGCTTATGGCGCAACTGGTCGGGATGAGCATTAACCCACAAGACAGGAGCAAGACCTGTATCTATGAGGTAACCTCCCTCATCATTAGGATGCGCCACAACAGCATCAGTCCATGTGCGGCCACCATCGGTTGAATACTGCACCTTGTCACCTGCTGCATACTTACCATCTGAAACCTCAGTACGCTTAGGTAGATACCTGTAGACTTCACGCTTCACCTTATCCAACAGTTCTGAATACGTCACGTCTTTGTTAACCCATACATTTATGCCATAGCGTCTGTCATAGCGGCCATTGCCATTGCCATTAGGATTATCCACGCGAAACATGATACGAGTCACTTCGAGGTTGTCACCTTCAAATTTGGCAACACCTCTACCTGCTGATGGTACGAGTTGAATATTCACATACAGCTCACGCCCCTCTTCCAATGGCAAGTGCATACTAACATCACCTCCTAAAGGAGCAATGTTTGCCACAGCAAGCGGTTTCGTCTTGCGTTTACCTTTCTTGTCTGCCTTTCCGTGTGTAGCCTCGAAGCGGTCAAGTCCAAGGTCGTCAATCAACTGACTTGCAAGGTTTGCCGCATCCTTCACGGCCTTCTTCTCTGCATTACGCATGTAGCCGTATGCCTCGTTGTAGTCCTTCTCCACCTCCTCAGCCTCATAGTAGCCAAGCAGGGCAAGCTGCTCATTTACCTTGTCGAGGGTTTCGTCTACTCTTTCGGATGCTCCTCCAAGTTCTTGTCTATCGCTTGAAGTTTCTGCGAGATTTTCAACTTCGCTTGCAACAGACGTTGCTTTGCTTCCAATAGCATCTGTATTTGCTGCTGTCTGCTTTTCGGTTTCTTTTCGTTGCTCATTTCTTGTTGCTTTTAATTCATTGTTTGCTTTTTCTGCTGCCACTTGTGCCTTGCCTTCCTCAACTATCATATTGGCTTGGGCAACCACATCTTTATGAGGCTTATCGAAGTTCTCCACATCAAAGGCATCAACCTCCTCTGTAGGAGTAAACATCGCTTGGTCATAACCAGGAATGCGTTTTGCACCCTCATAAAACGATTTCAGCCACGGCTTGATTTTATAGCCGAGACGGCTGACCATTGCCTTTGCAAATTCGGGGAATTTCACAAAACCTTGGTCAATATACCCCAATGAGTAGTTCACACCTGCATTGTACACAAAACGTCTCTGTTGAGAGGTCATCGCATCGGGGTCACGGAACTTTATACCTCCGTCCAACTCTTCATCGCCAATACCAAGCAATTCACGAAGAATGTCCTCATCATGTTTCATTTCATCAGTAATGACAAGTTTCTTCTCACCATCCAGCTTTGGTTGCTCAGCTTTAGTCGGCTCTGATGGCTTCTGCTCTGCCACATCTGCGACCTCTACACGGTTTGCAGGTTTCTTGGCTGCGGTCTTCTTGCTTGCCGTTGGCTTCTTCGGCTCCACTGCATCGCGAAGCTCCTGCGCTGTCATTGGCTGATTATCTGCAACGGCTTCCTCATTACCAACCATTTCTGCGGCCTTGCGTGCGTCCTCTTCACTACGGAATATCCAACCACCGCTCTCACGGTCTTTCCAACCGCGTACTGGGGCAAAGCGTCCCTCGCCTATACGCTCCTTAGCAAACTCCTTGACGGCACGCTCTTGGTCGGCTGTCAAGTTATGGTCAAACGTGAGCAGTGAAACATCACTCGTCTTGCCTTTCTTGTTGGTATAGGTAGATGGAGTGATGGTGTAGGTCGTCTCATCTTTCGATAATGTTGTCGAACTTGCTGCATTCTTTTCATTCCATTTCTTAGCTCTGTCAAGAATCTGCCTTGCTCTTTCGGGAGTGTTGTCCAATTCAAGGCGCATTAGAGTTTGATTCTCACCATGCAAACCAAGCGCAAATGCCGCGTTTTCAATCTCCTCATCAGAAATGTTGCCGCTTTTACCCACAGTTTCTTTCTTCACTACTACATACTCTGCAAAAGGTTTGGTCTTTCTCTTGCTCGACTCTATCCACTTTTCAAAATCATCGAGGTTCACTGCCGTCACGTCAATTCTGCGCCCATTCTCCCAACCCTTTTCATAGTTGGAAAGATAGGCGCTCCGTGCCTCTTCCATACTGTTGAAGCCAAGCATCACCTTGTGTTCGTCAAACGTGCCGTCGGGGTTGTACTGGTCAACCACAAACACATATTTGCCGTCCCACTTATCCATGTCTTCTGCAAGGAACACGTCTATATGGTCTCCGTCCACGCCATCCGTGCCACGGATATAGCCGTAGGTATTGTTCATCTTCACACTCCACTTCTTGCCGTTGGCATCCGTACCGCTGCGCTCGCTTCCCTTTGGGTTTTCGATGGTAACGTCAAACGCGCCAACCTTCACGTGGCCCATTTTGTAGTTGCCTGCCTTCTTCTGGGCTTCGCTTGGGGAGGTTTCTACTTCGGCTGACGCGGATTCAATGGCTGATTGGGTGGAATTTTTTGGTCCGTTTTCTTGGGGGGATGGGGAGGATTCTGTAACTTTGTCTGTGGAAAGATTTTCTGAGGAAGCGACAGCCCTGCTTCCTTTATTAGCACCAGGGGTAATTGTGGTGGTGTTATCAGATAATCTTTCTTTTATTTTCCCCTTTCCGTTTGTACTATCGTACGATGTGAGAATCCAATTCTTTTTTTCGCCATGAATATTTTTACTAATGACGACTCTATATCCATCTTTTTCAAATACGATTTTTGCTTCCCCTTCTTTTACAATGACACCACTCATTATGATGTCATTGATACGTGATACTGCTTCTTCGATATTTTGAAAGTCTGGGTCTTTTACAAGAATATGGTCATTAATGATGTGTTGAAGGCCTTTTTTATCATCGCCCCAAACCAAATCAATATCGCCAAAGCCTTCACGGTGGAACACGCCAAGCAAATCACCGCTCTTGTGTTTTATCAAGAAGTCAAAAGCGGCTTTCACCTTACCTTTAAATTGGTCATAAATATTTCCGAAGACACCTTTGCCGATAGGCTTGATTTCTTCGTTTTCTTCCCCTGCGTTAGTATCCACCTCAGCTGATGCCGCTTCAATATTGGCTGCAAGTTGCTTATCCGATACTTTGGAAGCCAACTCCTCAGCCTTCTTCTTTTCCAACTCAGCAATCTCAGCCTTAATCTCCGCTATTTGGCGCTGTACAATCTCGTTATTATTGTCTGCTCTTAGCAATCCCGCAAGTTTCTTTTTAGCTTCATACAGCTCACTTGACACAGAGGTATCACTTCTGGTAATAGCTCCCACGGTTGCAGCTTGATAGAGCTTACCATCCTTCAATATTCTTGGCTTTATAATCCTGTTGATGACAGTCTGTCCGTCCTCAAGTTTGTCATACCTCGGGTCGCCAGGCTTAACTAATTGTATATCATCAACAATATTAATATCCCCTTCATTATAATCTCCTCCAATGAGACCATCATTGTCCATTTCATACCCCTGCTCTTTAAGCTCGGCAAGCAGCTTATCCACATAAGCCTGTTCCTCGGGAGTGATAGCGCCCTCTTCGCCGTTCTTGACATTAAGCATTATTCTATATATCAAACCCAGCTTGTCTTTCGGGCTGCTCGCCTCGTTAAGCATTTTCAGTCTGTTTACGACCTGCTTTCGTCCGTTAGGAAGGCCCGCGTGGTTGTGTTCACCAAGCGGATAATTTGCCACACTATCAGTATTTTTCTGCTCGTTTATTGGGGTGGATGGGGCAGAACTTGTATCTTCGTTGGCACGCTTCGCTTCTTCAGCCTTTCGTTTCGCCTCCGCTTCAGCTTTCTCTTTAGCTATCCGTTCCTCCACCACCTTTGCTCTCTGCTGGGCAGGAACTTCTGCTATAGCCTTCCACTTGTCAAGTTCTTCCTGCGCTTTGGCAATAGCCTGTGTGCGTACTTTAGCGGCCTTTACCTTTTCTGCAACAGAAACGCCAGAAGGCAATTTTATCTTTTTGGCTTTCTCCAATGCCTTCTCCTTATCTTCCACCATAGACTTAGCAATCTCTTCTGCTTCTATCACGTTTCCCGCTTCCTCAGTCAGACCAGTAAAAGCAGTTTCGGCATCTGTCTGCTCATAGATAGGATTTCCGTTTTCGTCCTTTGGAATGCGCTCCAAGGCCGTAGGCTTATGCTCCTGCTCTGCTTGGGCAATAGCAGATTTTTCTGCGTCTTCCTGCCCTACCTGCGTAGGTGTAGCATCCACCTGTGGCGCGACTTCCGTGTCGCCCACCGCCTCTGTTTCATTCCAAAGCACATTTCCGTTTGCATCAGCAATCTCAGAAACACCATTATCGAAGTCCTCAAGAGGGATGCGGTCTACCATTTTCCCATTATATGGCGCGTCAAACTCAATTTCCACGCCGTCTGCTGACAGATTGGTGACACGTCCACTGACGGCATTTCCGCTGCCGTCTTTCATCTTGACATGGTAATCGTATTTGACTTCTGGCTTCGTTGGCTTCTCAGTAGCATCCGTAGCTGGCTGAGGTGTGACACCCTCTGCCGCTCCCTGCGCGTCTTCTTCCGATACGCCCTCTTGCTCCTTGTTGGCCAAGTTGTACTCCTCATTCATCGGCCCTTCTGCCGCATGGTATTCTTCGTCTGTCTCATCCAAATACGGCTCAATAGCCTCAAACTTACGTCCGCGGCCGCGTTGCTCTCGGAATACATCAATAGGGATAAGATAGTCATTGTTGTTTTGGTCAACGACTAAGACGCTTGCAGGATTCCCTTGTTCGTCATTGAAAACACATTTAATACCAACTTGCCGTCTATGTCCTTCTTCGTCCATCAGAATACCGCCTTGACCTGCCAGCGGAGTGTCCATGTTTAGATTGATAAGTCTCTGCTGTTCCTTATTTTCAGCATCAATCTTATCATACTTCCGTTGACGCTCGGTCATAGCATCGGATTCTTCAACAATACCCTCCACTTCGGATGCAGGAATCATTTCAATAACACCGTTACCTTCACTGACAACAACCGTTTCACCTGTAATGCTTCCGTTTTCGTATCTTCCACGAATAAGGAACACTGGCTTCTCCCTTCCTTTCACGTTCACCAGAATAACCTTTCCAGAGCCTCCTTCGCTGTCTGCTTCGTTCTCGAAGGTTATCTGTCTGATTACGCTGTCTGCGTGCTGTCTGCGTATGCTTTCGTCAGAGGTGATGCCATCCATCGCGCCCTTCTGCTGCTCACGGGCATTCAGGTAGGCCGACAGTGCAGCGTTTGCGGCCTTCTCGTCAAGCCCATTTTCCTTTGCAACTTCCACACCTTTTTTCAACTGCTCGGCAGGGGTCTCGCCAAGCGTATCGAGGTATGCGTCTATATCATCAGTAACGCCAAGTGCTGACATAGCCATTTCTCGCGTGTCAGCAAATGCCTGCTGAGCCTGCGCATATTCCTGCGGTGTCTGCATGTTGCGACCTTCTGCGTAAGCATGAATGGTCATGGCGTTCATTTCGTTCAACTCCTCGCCCGTGAGTGAGAAGGAATACTTTTCGCTAACAGCATTATTAAATACGGCTTGTGCCTTCTGTGCTCTCACGTAATTAAGGAACGCCTTCTTTTGTTCGTCTGAGAGAGATTTATTCTGGCATACGCCTGCATATATAGCGTTCACCAATGGCTCACCCTCCAGTCTGAGGATTGTGTTTTGAATCTTGTCCCAGTTCTCGTTGCCAAATAAACGTCTTGCGTTGGCTTCTGCTTTATCATAAGCGCTATTGACAGAGCGGAGCGTTCTGTAATATTTGACAGAACTTGCAGTGGAGGAGAAACCAAGCATAAAGATTGAGGAGGCCCAGACACTCAATGCCGTGTCAAGATTTTGTCTGCTATCAAAGATGTCTGCAAAGGTATAATTTTCATCGAAGGTAGCCGTCATCGGATTGGCGATATATTCTTCCAATACCTCATTTACAAATCCATCATAGCCACCTTTTTCAAATGTGCCATACACCTTTGACATAGCCTTGGCAAAAGCGCCGTTTTGTATCATGTGGATTGTTTTGTTATACGGCAAGGCTTCGCCAAAACTGCGGAGGCTAATCTTCCCGATGCCAAAAGCCTTGGCCACAGGCTCCAATACGTAAGTACCAACACGCTCTGAGACGTTTTGTACGAGCGTGTTTAATCCTGAGTGTAACAAGGAGTGCCCCCAGCTCTTTTCTTGCTGTGTGCCCGTTACGACAATACGTTGATTTTCATCAAACGTGTAATTCATCAAGCCCATCTTCTCAATTGCAGCATCAGAGATGATGCGCGGCATCTGAAATGAGCTATCAATCACACCAGCGGCATTGATAGCTGCCAGTCGCGTTGTTGCTCGGATGGTGGTATCAAAGAGCCAGTTCGTGCCGTATTTCGCGGCCATTCTGCTTCCACCCCTGATAATACCTCTTGCGGCAACATTTCCTGCGCCATAGGTCGCTATCGCACCAATGGTGAAGGGGAACGAATATCCAGCACCGAATGCTGGGCCATAAAGACGGCCTTCCCCGTGTCTATGAAATGCCGACATTGACTCTTGACTGAGCGAACGTGCAAGCCCTAAGCGGTCTTTGGCTTCCTGACCCATTTTCCCTTCGTGCGCTTTCACTGCAACAAGGTTTTCACGCAAATTATAAAGACCGAAAGTCCAGTTATCCAAATCGGAGATACCTTCAAGAAAACCACCCCAGGCTCCTACTTTATCTCCTGTGCGTAAGGCTTCTAACGCCTGTGTATATTTCTTAATGGATTCTTCTAATTTTCGTATATTTCCCCTTGCGAGCGCAACTTCATCGCTAATTTTTGCGCCTTCTTCAGTGTTGGCCATTAGCTTGATTGCTAAACTTCTCGGGGTAATCGCTCCTGCCATATAAGACTCCTTGATATAATCATGGTCTCCAAATTGCTTAAGCCGCTCCTGCTCTTTCTTTAGCGCTTCTCTGGCCTGCGCAATCTGCTGTTGCAAATACGTCTCCTTGTATGGAAGTTTTTTTGAGATTTCGTTATCCAACTCCACCTTGGCTTTTGCTATGGCATCCTCTTCGCTTTCTCCATTCTTAACGACAACAGGCACGATTTGCAATCTGTCATCAGGGTTTAACAACACCCCCTTTTCGTTGAATTTTCCTCCTGTACCTATTTTAATAAGTTCCTGCGCATCATCCCATCTGCGCTGCTCAATCATGTACGGGAAATAGATAATATGGCAGACTTCCCCGTTTTGAAGGAAGTTGCCGACCACTCTGTTTTTCTCGTAGGGGTCTGTATAGCCTTCCTTTCCTTCTTCGCCGAAGGTCATCTTTTCGTATTGCCGTCTAAATAGCTCGCGCTGCGCTTCTACTCCTCCCCTTAAAATGCTTGGGTCTGGTGCTTGAAGCGGTCTGATACGGCCGTCTTGGAATAATACAAAAATCGTCTTATTCGTGCCATTATTATAAATGTCGCTTGCCATTAAGGCTGTATAATTGGCATGGTACATTCCGTTCAACGACACATCGTCGGGGTATGCACCATCGGAGCGTTTCAGTCTTCTCTTTTGGTCTTCCTGCTCTAATTCAGCGGTTATCTTGTTTAATTTATTCTTATCGTAATTTAATGCTTCATTCCATCTTAATTCAGAAATCCATGCAGGTCTCTCCTTGCCTAATGCTTGAAGATTTATCGCTTGAAGATAGACCGCATTAGGAGACATGCTCGCTGTCTCCTGTGTATAACTACTACCATGCCCTCTAAGAGCCTTCCACTTTTCATACCTCTCCTGAATATCGCCGCCAAGCGATGCAAAAGTGTATTCCTTTGCACCGCCGCATACTTGATTCTCAAAAGTAAGTGCCGCCTCAAATACTGAATCCAAGTCCGCATCCTTTGGCAATGAGCGTATAGGGATATATCGTGCTGTCTGATTCAAGCGTACATAAGAATCCTCTTTTGGCCTCTGATAAGCCTCCCTCTTTAGGTCTTTTGCTGCCTGATTTGCGAGTTCTTCAAGGGATTTTGAGTAAGCGTTGTTCGATATTTCTTCTGCGGCCTGTAGATAATAGTCCGTTCCTGCATTCCTCATGCGACTTACATTCGGATTGAAATCTTGAAGAGTGTCGATAGGGTGTTGATTTTCACTGACTGCCTCAGCGCTCACCTCTGGCTTTTCTTCTTTCTTAGCTTCTGGCTTTTTTGTTGGCGTGACTTCCACGGGGGTCATATCCTTGGATATAGAATCCGCGCCCATAGGCGTTTGCTGTGTCTGCGGGTCTATGGCGTGAAGACCTATCTTTGAAGCAAAATCCTCGTAGGTCGCGCCAAGGTCTAAACCATGAGATGTCATATCGTCGTACACGTCCTTTCGGTATGTGTAGCCCTTTATACCTGGGGCATAGAAATCATTATAGAAAGTATCGTAATCCTTGTCATAGGCATTGTTCAGCTTCAGTGTCTCATATAACGCCTCAGTCCACTTGTCACTGCTGACTGGTTTCTTGTCTTCCATATTCTCCACATTTATTATTTAAATTGTTCTTGAAATGCCTTAGATGGCTTATATGTCGCATTTTGTTCGCCATAGCTAACCCATTTTCCCTTGCTTCTGTCGAACTTTATACGCTTCCCTTTATCGTTATAATAGACCGCACTGCTATTCTGTTTGGCAGACGGGATGTATCTGTAACCTCCCTTTTGGGTGGTTTCTCCAGCCCCAAACATAGCGCCCTTCCTCTCTGATGTAGAGTTAACATAAGCGCCCTTGTACTTCTTTGCTGCCGCATTAGCTTCTGCCTCGGTTGCATAGACGACATGAACGGTGAACTCCTTGGCCCTCTCGGCATTCCCAGTCCCTCTCGGAACGTAGATATATCGGTTCATGCGCCCCTGCTTATCTGGCTTACCTGTGCCGCCTGCACTTGTTTCGCTCCTATACTTATCGGCTGCTGCCTGATTTCTCGCAATGGTAGACGCGCCAACGGCAGCGCTTGTCGCGGCGCGTTGCTTGGCAACATTGAGCATGCCCTCGTTATGTCTTCTTTGGTCTTCTGCTCTCTGTTTGTCGTTCTCGGCTTTTGCCTCCGCTGCTCTCTTGCGCGTATCAGCATCTTGTTCCTTGATTTTAAGCCCAGATTGGGCAATAACGCGGTTGAAGGCGTCTTGTGCGAGTTTCTCTCGTGCTGTTTTTGAGGAAAGTTCCTGCTGCACGACTTGCGTGTCAAGGCCGTATTTCTCTTTAAGAACCTCCATATACTTTGCAGCATCCTTCTCGCGCTGCGCTACCATCTTGTCCCATCGTGCCAAATTGGCCTTACTCATAGAGGCATTGGGATTATAAGCGTTAGGTGCGCCCTTTGTCGTGAAATAAAGGTTGGAAAGCGCTTGGATGCCGTCACTGATAGCTGAATACAAAGCCCTCTGTTTGGCTCGCTTGTTCTCGCGTTCTTCCTTCTCTTTGGTGCGCTTAAGGCGGTCTAATGTCTCGTTGAGATAGTTGTTTAATTCCGTCAGTGAGTTGACCTGCGCCTTATATGCCTCTGAGGGTGCTTCGCCCTTCTCGTTTAAAACGCGATTGTAGGCTTGCTCTGGCGTCTCATCAACGCTGGTTGGTGGTGTGGCTGTCGCCTGTGGCGTTGTCTGCTGTGCAGCCTGCGGTATTCCGTATTTCTGCGCATAAAGTTGCGTGGCCGTTTTCATATTCTGAGGTTCATATAACTGCGACTGCGGAATGTTAAGCGGTGGATTGCTCGCCAATGATGTCTCTGTAATCGCTGGCCTCTGCCCATAGTTCGGATTGGTGTTACCTTGGATGGCAGAAGGCGCTTGTCCTCCAGAAGAGGTCTGACCATTCTGCCAGTCCACGGGATATTGAGGATTAGCCTGCGGTGTGACAGGCTGCTTCTCCTGTTTTGGTTTAACTCCTAAGATGTCACTTATTGCACTCATACTTTTGCGTCGGTTTTCTGTTTCAAATCCTTTTTAGCATCTGCCATCTCGTCAAAAGCAAGCCCCGCCGTTGCTGCGGCTTGTCCGACACCTTGGATGGCGGCTGCGGTATTAGCTTGTTGTTGCTGAGACATCTGTATCCGTCTGTTGGCGAAGTTCTGTGTGTTGGCGAGATGCTGATGTTCGATTGCGTCACGTTGCGCCATGCCTTGTGCGTTGATATTGCTCGCGGTCTGAGCGATGGCATTGTTGTTTTGTTCGCGTGCAGCCGCTGCTGCCGCCGCCGTGCCGCCCATCACGGCGCTCTGCCCTGCCGCCGCCTGATTACGTTTGCGGATGCTGTCTTGCGTCATCGTGATAAGGCGCTGTGCAGAGGCACGCTGTGTATTGTCAGTATTGTACTCCCTGTCATACCAAGCCTTCTCTGCCGCTTCCTGCTCTTTGAGGAGACGGCGTTGTTTACGGGCTTCACGCGCATTCTTGATGCCGCCGAAGATGGCGCTTGCTGCGCCGACACCTGCTGAAATAGCTGTTCCTATTGCCATAGTAGTCTGTTTTATAAAGATATATATATGAGGCAAATATAATCATGTATCTTTGCTATCGGTTTATAACTTTATAAAGCGAAATGGCAACGGCAGTAAGAAAATGTGGAAGAAAAAAAGGTACGCCGAATAAGGCTACACAATTGGGTCGGGAGACTATCGCAAAGTTTCTTGATGCTTACTCTTCCACGGGTCTCATGCACGAGGACTTTATGAAGCTAAAACCGCGCGAGCGTCTTATAATTGTTGAAAAACTGCTGCAATACCACATGCCGAAGTACCAGGCAATCACTTACGATGTAGCTATCACGGAAACAAAACTTTCCATTGAGCAGAAATTGAAACAACTTTGCGGAGAGTAGATTTTTCTTCATAATATTTATTAGTTTTTTCATTGGCTGAAATGCCCCGACAACGTCTTTGCTGTCGGGGCATTTCTTTAGCCATAAAGGGCCTGCGCTCCTTGCTGAACGGCCTGCATGTTTGTTCCTTGCTGTATCTGCTGTTGAAGCTGCGGCGGTAATCCCTGCGGTTGCTGCCCGTTAGCGATTTGTTCCTGCTGGCTCTTTATACTCTGCAAGAGACTGTCGGCAAACGGGAAGTTTCCGTTTTCAAGCAACTGCTCCAACGATATTTGACCACTCCGCCAAATCTCCATTAGGAAGTCATTAGCGAGCTGACGGTAAACAGGAGATGATGCACTATCCTCAATGCTGAGGTCATACTCAACGTCCTGCATCTTTTCTGGGTCGTACTCCACTTGTGCGCCCCTCCTTCCAGAAATATTGATAATGCGCTTGCTATCGTAGTATTGCTGTATATTCTTTACCGTCTTGTACGCGCCGTCTATTATGAAGTTGTTGAAACTTTCAAAAATATCACTCAACGATACGGCTGCATTGTTGGTCTGCTGAGCATAAAGCGTTCCGCTGGTTCCAGACTGGGCCTGCTTGCCTTGGATGGCTCCAGTTACGCCGCTCACATTCTCAAAAAACTTCAATTGCAGACTAAGTAATTCATTGATGCCAATGTTGGTTGAGTTGTTCACCACCTGTTGGGGGATGCGTCCGCTCTTTCCTGGCTTGTAGAATACAACACCATTAAACTTACGCCATTCGCTGGCAAAACGCTTCATGCTAACACCTTCGGGGAGACAATCGGTAGGGATCATAAGCACACCCTTTGCCGTGGCGCGTATCAGCCAGTCAAACAGGGTTATCAGTCGGTTCACGTAACGCTGCTGGTCTATGAAACCACCCAAAAAACTCTTAATAACGCCATCAATGAATGGATATGCCTTGAATACGTATGGATGACTCTTATGAGCGTAGGGCGTCTCGCCCTCATCCAGAATATATCCAAGCGGAGTAATGAAGTAATAATACCAATAGGAATCCAAAAACGCCTCGGCCTCTATGAGCGGTATGTCGTCTTCTGCCATGCCTACGGATGTACCTTGTGCGATTCGTTGTTCGTTGACGCTTACGACAAGTTCTTGGTAGTCCGCTTCGTCAACCTTGAAGTATTCTCCAGTATTGAGGTCGTGACATCGAAATCTCGGTTTCTGTTCTTTCCTCCACACTTCTATCACCCTGCACTTGTTCGTGTCTTCGGCAAAGAGAAAGTCAAGACGTTTAAGGTCGAAGTTACCAAACTTACGCATAGAATAACTTATCTGCTCACGAGTTCTTGCGCTCTTGTATATCTCTTTAAGGTATCGCGCATCATCACTACTCTTGGCAAACTGAGAGCATAATTCTTCAAAGGTAATATCGTGTATCTCACCAATACAGTTGACATCCCATCCTCTGAAATCTCGCACGCCGTCATCAATGAAGAAATAATTTGGATTCACATAATCAATCCAGCAATCATTGTTCTCATTGCGCCATTCATACGACATACGATGCACCACAAAGCCGCTGATAAGAAATTCTTCAAAACTTCTTGCCTTTACTTCATTCATTCTGTTCTTCTGCATCACGCATTGAAGCACAGTACTCATGGTCTCGCTCAACTCCTGCTCGTCGCGGTCTCTTGCAGAGCAAAACGGCTCCTTGTTTTGTGAACGAAATACGCCGAGCATACTGCGCATAACGCTCCACATGTGGTTGTTCTGTAAAGGTTCGTTGCCCTGTGAACGGATATAGTCCGACTCGCGCATCTTCGTGGTGCATCCGAGCCTTCCTTGCACTTGAATGTAGTCTCCAAGCTGGTCGCCATATACATACCTTCTTGTCCTCTCGCGTTCCTTGCGGAAGGTCTCCATATTGTTCCAGTAGTCCTGCACTTGATAGAGGATGGCAAGCCCACGGCGATTCCCCTTTAGTTTTGAACGCTCAACGGTATCAAATTCCACATTGGGTTTGACACGCCTTCCGCTGACAACGCTCATTGAAAATAATTTGTCGGCCATAAAATCATGATTTTTCACGAAAATAATAACACGGCGTGTTATGCTTTCAATATCTTTAAAATACAGATTGGGCGTACCAATAAGCACGCCCCATCTCTTCACGTCAAAATCTTGTTTACACTCTCTTTCAGCATACGACACATAAGTGTTTTCATGCGGTAGATGCGTGAATTTTTCAGGGCGTTCACCCTCTGCTGGCTCATACCACTTAACTCAGCGATAGTGCCTTCACTCATTCCTTGTTCAATTAGGTAATCAACGAAAACCACACGTGCATTCACACTTCGTTCGCTTCTACTTGTCGTGAACTCTTCAAAAGATAAACCGCTTGCATTCATTGTAGCTTCAACGGCTTTATCAAATAATATCTGTAATTGTTTCATTTTTGAGGAATTAAAAGGTTGAATAATCTTTTGGACTATCCTCGCTTTTTGCTCCTCTTGGAATAAACAAAATAATACCACGCGCCAATTATCATCAGCAACACCGCGGCGAACTGAAAGAGGCTGTCTTTGAATCGCTGCAAAATCGGCGGTTTCTCCTTCACCGTCTTGTTCTCCTTCTCCTTTCTCGTCTCTTCCTTGTCTGTTACGCTCGTCTGCCGCTGCTCCCGCTGAGCGTTGATAAAGTGCTTTGCGTCTCGGTTGGAAATGATTTTCTTTTCGCGTTCCGTATCAGTGCGGAGAACCTTTCCATCTTCATCAATCGTAACCATTTTTAGCTCGTAAACAAAGACGGTATCGGAGAGATACACGGTGTCAGCAATCGTAAGAATCTGCCGTTGTATCAACGTGTCACGTCTCTCTATCCTCACTGAATCCATGAACTCTTTCTCAACGCTCGTTGTCTTGCGCGAACACGAAACAAGAGAGAGAAGAACAATAAAGAATAACAATGCCTTTTTCATATCATCGCAATCAAAATGCCTGCAACATCACAGAAGAAATCCTTCCACTCTGATGTTCCCTGCCCTGTGAATCTGTCGAGCAATTCCTTGGAAACGGCAACCAACAGCATGACGGCTACCATAACCCATACTGGCAGGAAAATAAGTGCCATCTTGGATATAATAGTCATTACGATAATATGTGTAAGACCATCAATGCCAAGCGAGGCAGCGAAGCCTGCTACCTTGCTGCATAGCTTGTAAAACCACTTAATCATTTTTGTTCAAAATAAGATTGTCGTACATAATTGAATTAATTCGGCGCTCCCAGCCTCTAAGATTTTCCTGCTGGCTCTTGTCGTTCTTGACAATGCTCTTGACGAACAACAACCGCATTTGCTTGATACGTCCAAACAACGGCAAACCGCTTGTGCTATTGACGGCAGCCAACGTCTTGTTGCCGATGATGCCGTCAACCTTCACGCCTACGAGCTTCTGTAATTGTCGCGCCGCTGTGCCCACGCCGCTTGCCCATGCCCAATCAACCATGATGTTAGCGACATTTTGGTCTGTCACATTATCCAATTTGAGCGCATCCCAGTACATAGTTTTGAAAATTTCCTCCCATTCGCTGGTAGTCATCGCTTTCAAGGTTTCAATCGTTGCAGGCTTGCCCTTTTTAGCGCAATAACCTCGCCACGTGTTTATCGTCACGCCCTTGTTTGTCGCGCCTCCTCTGTCGTTCTTTCGGTTGCAAAAACCGCCCTCCCATGATAAAATGAAGGGAATTATTTGTTTGTAATTTGCCATCTTACTTCTCCTCCTTCGTTGCCTCCTCAAACGCCTCGCCTGCATCCTTATCCTTCTTTTTCAGCATAGCGACAATAAAGCGTTTGAAAGAGAAATTAAACTTTACATTATGTATGGCGCACACATGGCCTTTAATGCTATCCAGTTCGAATATGGCTGCAAATACAGAGCCTAACGCGCCGCCCTCCTCGTATGTGCCTATGCCCATAGGTTCAAGGAAAGATTTGCCAAGCAGCGCACCCGTCATGATGTAAATCATGTACTCGATGAACTTGCAAACGGTTCTTCTCCCTGCTCTGCTGTATCTGAACGATTCCTTTTTAACCTTCACGCTCTCAGTCAGACCCAAGTAAAAGTCTGCAATTATCATGAAGATAATAAACAACACCATCCACCGCAGACCGTAAAACGTTTCTTCTATCTCTGTCGGAATGGTGTAATACGCTCCGATGCCTGCCAAGGCAACCAACGGATTTAAGATAAATGACGATTCCATATTTTCCCTCCTAAAGAAAATCAACCATTCTGTAATAGGCATCGCTGAACTCTGCCTTTCGTCTGAACTTCGCCCACATAAAAGGAATCGGAAGCAGCGTCTTCCAATTGTCCTTTGCCAAGACATCATAGGCGGCAGTATAGTACGGCATATCAGAACTTGACCACAATACGCGCCAATCGGGTTTCTTAACGCTCAGTTGCACGCATTGAATGTTGCTGAATCCTTTGAGGCATTCGGCAAGTTTTCGGAAATTATCGTAGACTTCCGTGCCTTCTTCGCATTCTCCTTCATAGGTAAGCAGATATATCGTCTTGACTGGCGAGGATGCTGCAATGCCGTTTAGTTCTGCCATGAGTTTTAGCAGGGATTTCTTAGCTTTCCAAAGCCCATGTGCGGCAACGAATCTCCCTCTGCCCTTGTCCCATTTCACGCGAAGGTCAAACAGACGGCAGCCGCATCTGTGCTGTTGCACCAAGGTTTTTGACTGGCATTTAGAAAACACGGAGACAAGGAACGACAAAAGGCCGTCACCTTTCTCTCCCGTGAAGCTGTTATGTGTTGCAATTTTAATCATGTCTTCAATATTATTTATTCAACGTTCCTGCCTCTTCCAGTTTATCAACGAGTGTTTTGCAGATAATTCGTAGATGATTGATGGCAAACTTCGCCTCGTCAAGAGTAGTGACGTTTGGCACGGCCTTCAAAAACTCGTACTCACTTTGCAGATTGAGGTTGGCTTTCTTAACGCCGCCAATACTCGTTGTTGTAGCGCTGGCAAGTGATATAATGCCGTTGTTGTCGTTTGTTGTGTCTTTATATCCCTCTATTCCGTCATCCGTGACATTCAGACCATCACCGACCTTCACTATGCCGAACTGGTTTTTGGTGGCTCTGTTTAAAACTATATATTCCTGAGGAAGAGCTCGAAGATAATAGTAGCCTGTCTGTTTATGGTTTCCGTCTGTTGTTTCGTAATCATAAATAACATTTTTTTCGTAGCCCTGAATATGATTTATTGTCGCGTAAGGCTGTCCTTGTCTTGACCACCAAAACACCGTTACCATCATATTGTTCGCCACAGCTGATGCTGCATCGCTCTGACCGAAGAAATTTACATAATTACCAGCTGCATCTCCGACAGCGAATAAAGGGTATTTCTCACCATCAGCAAGAAGAAATTCTTTCCACACAGGAGGCAAACTGCTTACTTCTTCCGCTGTCAGTGTGTAATTCTCATTTGATACCATAGCCATATTTTGAATCGCCTGCCCAAAATCCTTAATAAGCTCATTATAGCCTGCAAACTGCACACCATTAAACACAATATTCCCCTCTGTCGTGAAATGAATAATCGCAGGATTCGTAGCTTTCAACGCCTCCTCTGTCGAAGTGTTCACGTCAAACCTAAATATGCGACCTTCAAGCTTTTTCCAATCTACTGTTGCCATAACCTTATAAAATAACAACATTCTCTGACAATGTGAAATGACAACATCTGCACATTGCCAAAGAATGCTTGGCCCGAAGGCCGTTTAACCACACTTAGTTAATAATTAATTTTTTACTTGTTTCTTATTCTCCCCTCCGACAAGATTAATATTCGTAATCTCGATAACGTTCAAAAGGCGCATCGTAAATTCATGCCATTCCTTTTCAAATGGAGCAACCATCTCTGGCGTGACGTGAATCTTATTCAGCGTACCAATGATGTTGACGATAAATCCCTTCACGTTGACGGCCTCAAACATACCTTGGTCGTGCTTCATAAAGAACTCGTACAAGTCAATCCAGCAAAGGCCCTTGAACACTACATCCTTAATGATGTTGGTTGTATGCGTCAGAGAATCTTTACGCATTCGATAGGTGTAGCCGATGGTGTCAGCATACGCTACCTTGTTCGCAAAGAACATCATCGGAATAATGGTCGGCGTGTCCTCGATATAACGCCTATCGCTATATGGGACTTTGTTGCAGATTTCCTTGCGGATAATCTTGTTATTCATGAAGACAATGCGCTCGCCCCAAAACTTGGCAACCTTGTCGCGGCCTTCCGTGACGCAATTGCCGTAAGAGGTGGCATCCCATGAGCCATCTTCTTTGAGTATCTTCACGCCGCCGCTGACGATGTCCGCGCCTGTGGCATCGGCTCTCGCAAGCAGTCTCTTGACAAAATCAAGGTCAATGTAATCATCGCCATCAAGCGTCATTACATATTCTGCATTTGCATAGTCAATGCCTCGTCTGCGCGACAGACCAGCGCCAACATTTTCGCTATTCTCCAAGAGCGTGATTCCCTTGATTCTTCTGAGGATGTCAAGCGTGCCGTCTGTTGACTTGTCTTCAACGACAATGACCTCACACTTCTCTGTCTGATTCAAGGCGCTTGCAACGCTCTGTTCGATATCTCTTTCAACATTGTATGCCGTGATAACAATGGCACATCTGTACATCTTTTTCATATTTCTTGCATGAGAGGATTAGGCAGGATGTACATCTGTACACCCTGTCTAAATGTTAGTTTGGCTATGCCAGTTTCAAAAGGTCTTCCAACGCGGAGACACGGATTGCCAAGGCGGAGAGGTCATCGGTGGTGGCGGCGGTTTTTTTAGAACCATTTACTCCCCAAATAAAATTACCATCTGAGCCTATGCCTAAACTTCTATCCGTTCCAATATTTACACCAACATGATTGATTTGTGTTGGGCCTGCTAAAAAAGGAATATCGCTGCCAATTTTTAACGCTTTACAGAATTGAATGCAATTATCTTCAGTCTTAGTGCCAAATCTTATTTCTACATCAGCATCGCTACCAACTTTGCTGATGTAAGCATCATCTTCGATGTGTACTTTATAACCGATATGAACATCATTTTTTATATCGGCTACTCCGATTTTAGCACCTTCACTAATAGATGCATTTGTGCCAATATTTACCTTTCCAAAAATTTGAACACCAGGACGAATAATCGCTATATTTTCGCCATTCAATTTTGAAATTCTGTAACCTTCTCCATAGGATACATCCTCTTTTACAATCTTCACGTCCCGAATACGCCCATCCACCGCGTCAAGTTTCACCTTATCAGCAGCAGACATAACACCAGCCGTGGTAGAGGTGGCAGGAAGAATACCAAGGTCACTTTCCGTAGTCGCCTCTCGTCCGTTGACAAAGGTAATGGTCTTCTTGAATGATACGCCATTATCCTGCGGAACATCTTCCTCCTGTGTGAATTTCACATCAGCAACAGCGGTGTCTTCAATTTCGCTCTTCTTGGCGTATGGTGTCAAGTCCTGAACACCCTGCAACGCGTCCCAATTTTTGCTGGTAGCAGGGTCAATGGCAGCACTGAAAGCCGTAACACACACCACGTTAACGCCAGCAGGATAAGCCTTGCCGTCAATGGTCACGGCATCGGTGATATTCCATACATCGCCAGCCTTGGCAGAAGTGAGGGCCTTCAACTGAGCGGCAGTGCATGAACCCTTAGTTGTGTAGACGCTTCCAAGGGCAGAAACCTTCTGGTCTGCATAGCTCTTGGCAGAAGCGAGGGCACTGTTAGCCTTCGTAGTCGCGTCTGTGGCGGCAGCACTGACGGCCTCTGTCTTCTTGGTGTCAGCATAGCTCTTCGCTGAAGTCAGCGTGGCAGTGTCCTTGCCGTCAATCTCGCTTTTTGAGTAGGTGTTGCCGCTTGCAGAGGCGATAGATGCCTTCAACTCTTTATTGATGTCGCTCTGCAATTTATCCTCTTCAAGGTCAACGACCTGTGAGGCTTCAACTGCAACACCGTCACTCGTATCTGATTTGATACGAGATGTGTATTTGATATAATCGGATGCTACTCCGTATTTTTTTGCCATTTCTCTTTAGATTAATAAAGTTCAACATTATGGACGCTTACGCCCATCTTTGATGCCATGCGATACACTTTGTAAGTGATGCCAGAACCTGTTGCGTCAGTCTGCTTTACAAAGTTGACTGGCAACGGCCCTTCTCTACCAGCGAGGTTATTTGCCAAGTTCGGCGAAACGGTAACATCAGACGGAATCAGAACATAACCGTAAGGCTTTTCTGCCGTGAAGGAGAATTTATACGTACCGTTTGAATTGCTCTGTAACTTCGTGCCGTTGACCTGAGCAAGGAACTTGGCCATCTCAGCCGCATCGCTGACAGGTGCTGTCTCGTAGGAGCTAACGCCAAACAGAATTTGATTGTAGGCATAAACCGTCTTTGATGCAGTTCTTGCAACGCCCTTAACGGTTGCATGTACGTCAAAGAGGGTAGTCGAACTTGCATTCACCGTGCCAGTGTAAACGCCAGTAGACTTCTTCGTAACGGTGACGGAAGCACCACCTGCTGTCATCGTTGGCAGTGCATCAGCGTCAACATTCGCACCTGCAAACGTACAGGTGACGGTCAACGTGAATGCCGTTGATGTACCCTTGACGAAAGTCGCGGAAGGTGAAACGCTAAACGAAATCTTCGCCTTAGCGTCATTTTCCTCCTTGACCTTTCGGTTCACATACTCTGCCTGCGTGTCCGAGATTCCACGGATAACGGCAGAGGCTTCATACACGAGCGCATTTTCGCTCTTGACCACGTCAACGCGGCCTTCTGCGCCTTCTGTGTCAGCCTTTGAAGCCGACACAGAGGCTTTTTCTCTGAATTTGATAAATTTTGCCATGTTTTTTATTTTGTTTTTAACTCATGAGTTTATTCGTCTGTTTGATTGAGGTTGAGAAGAGATTTGAGCATCTCAATGTCGGCTGAAGAAACGCCACCGCCGCCCTGTCCGATTTGCTTGCGCAATTCATCCACTTGCGACTGAAGCTTCTCCAATTCGATGTTGATAGCCGATTGCGCTTCTTCTATCTTATTGAATTTTATGCTGTCCTCGTAGATGGCCAACTCGTTAGCATCAACGCGCTTCTTCAAATTGGCGCTATCGCTTTGAAGGTTGCCCACCTGCATACCAAGCAGATTGACGTCTTCCTCTGTTTTGTCTTGGCGCTTTCTTAGCTCGTTGATGTCGTCGTAAATCTCCATTCTTATAGACGATACCTTTGCGGCATTATCGTCTATTTTCTTTTCAAGGTAGGCTTTCTCGGATGTTATGCGGTTGTCAAGATTGTCAACATTACCTTTTAATTCAAGGTAGTTGGCGTTGACAAGATTACCGATAGCTGTAGCATTGTCCTTGATTTGGGCAATCTCTGTATCTGTCGCGTCTGCCCACTGACGGGCGGCGGCTATATGCTGGGTTTCCTCCTTGTCTGTTATGGTAACACTCTGCGCGTCTGACGCAACGGCAGTAACGACGTTAGGCTCTGCGCCTTCTAAAATGGTGTCAAGCTTTACCTTGTCGGCACCATACATAAGGCCGTCTATACCCCTCTCTGCCATCGGGAGGGTTACACTGCCAGAAGTGATGTCGCTGATATATTTCTTGCCATTTATGTAGATAACACTGGCACCGCCAAATACGGTTTCATTCAGTACAATACGGCCGTCTGTTGTGAAGCACAATACATGTGCAGGAACAGAGGCAGACATGGCCACATTGAAAGACGTGCCGACATCAACCCTAAACGGTTGTTCTTCAATATTTCCCCACGCTTCTCTTGTCATTGTCTATTGTTTTTCTGATGGTTGAATATTGGCATGTCTGTATGCCAATGACATCATTACCTGCATTTGGTCTACGGATGAGAATACGGCAGCGGACATTGCTGCATTTGCGTACACAATGGCGCGTCTTAACTTGGGGCATATAGTAATTTTGCCTTCTTTCGCCACTGGCTTTTGCACATACTTGAATGATGCGACCTTGGCATTCTTTGCGCTGCAATAAAACTCCAATACGTTGTTTGGTACATCTATGGCAATTGCTGGGTGTCTTGGTGTCGCACCAATGCCGCTATATTGGTCTTGAAGACGTTCATAAGCAGGAGTCTCCTGTGCGGTAGGCATTGACACGGCGTAATCCCAGTCGTTCATCTTAAACGATACAAGGCGAAGGAAATCACTCGGCAGGGCAACGCTTCCTGCTTGTATGGCGCTACCTTTCTTCTCCTTTCCCCATGATACGATGTAGTCTTCTCCCTCCTTGACGGCATCATCGCACCCTTCCAACATCTCCAATGGCGCACCTTCTTCAATAGCCGTTGCAGCGTCAACCATTGTGGAGCGTATAATCTCGTCAAGTGTCAGCGTATCGGTGTCCCCAAGCATGGAAATAGCCTTGCCGTCCATATTCTGGTCAAGCGCCACTCGTACCTCTTTCACCAAATCGTCAATGTTGCAGGTCTCCATATCTTACTGTTTGTCGTTGTTGTCCTTTTCCTTGTCTTCCGTCAAACCTTTAAAGATTACCTTATGCTCGTAGGCGGTAGACAATACCTGTGGAAGGGTTTTCATACTTGAACGCGGAACACCGAAGCGCTCGTTAAGAAATTCCTTGGCTTCGCTCATCGTGTCAACTTGAACGACCTCGGGTTCTTCGCTTTTTGTTTCCTCTTGTATTTCTTTCGGTTTCTCATCCTCCGTCACACGATTCAAGAAGAACTCCTTGTCATACAGGTAGTGGTGCTCCAAGGCCCAAATTTCTTCTGGGTCATTGGTGACGAAGTAACTTCCAAGCCCTGTGCAGGTATCGAAATTTACATGTCTGTGTCTTCCATCCTCAAAAGTGAGGTCAAGAGATATAGTACAGGGTGCAATATATTTTTTCATGTCATTAAAATTAAAAACGCGCCATAAGAAGCAGCCTTTTTCTTATGGCGCGGAAAGTTTACTTATGTGCAAGCTGCACGCGTGCATGTGCCTTTGGATAGCGTAGGTACAAGCAGGAGATTTCCTGCAAAACCGCTGCATCCGTGTTGCGGATTCCTGCCTTCTTCAAGTCAAGGATGTTGCGCTTGAACGAAAGGAAGGTTTTCTTTGTGAGGTATTCGGGGTCAAGCACAAAGCCGCAATCCTTCATCTCGCACTGGTTAAACAATTCGTGGTGAATGGTGAGGATTTCGCCGAAATCGGTTTCCCATGATTTAAACTTCAAGTTCCATTTCTCAACAGAATCCTTCAGGCGGAATTTCTCTGACTTAACCTTTGACAGGGTAGCAAGGAGGTCGGAGCCACAGAACATAATCTTGCGGCCGTTACTCAATCCCGTACCTACAAAGATGTCGCGTGAGAAGTCAACCAAGTCGTCATCGCTAATAACGCAAGCGTTTTCCTTTTCGTCCCAATGGCCAATGGTATATTTGGGGCAACCCATCCACCAAATACCCTTGGTGAAGTAACGAGCCATACCATCCTTTGAGGCATGCTTAATAACGTTCTTGTCGCCGAAAAGAATACTCATCTCCTGGGTCACGCGCATATCGTAGATAGCGTCTTCTTCGAGGTCGGTGAAATTCCAGTCAACTTCCTTATCGCTCATCTTGTCAATCGTAGACTGTTCCACCTGAATCATGTAGTTCTGGCAGTACTGCTCTTCTGCGGTCGGCAGATTATTGAATCGGCCAGTCTGTACATCCAATTCTCCGCATGACTTCCCCATACGTACAAGAACGGTCTTTGCGTTGATGGCAGGAAGCCAAATGTTGTTGCTCGTCTCGGTTGAAACCTCACCATTAACGGCAAACACCTGCGGATAACCTTCGCTGTCCTTTCCGCACACGCAAAGGACGAGGTCGGGCACCACTTCCTTCTTGGCATCATAGGCGGAACCATTCTCCTTGGTGACAGCCGGAACACCGCAAACGCGAATAGTATCATCAATAGTGAAGATGTTTGGGTCTTCAACCTTAAGTGATACGCGGTCGCCGCCAGTCTGCTTAACTACCGCTTCTTTAAGGAGGGTCTTAGTAGGACGTGTTCCTACGCTGTAGTACTTGACAATAAATGAATCCGTCTGCTGAGCGCTTGCCTGTCGGCTGATTTGGTCAATCGGCGTTGCCATAGGACGGATTTTGCAAATCTTCTGGTCAATGTCTTTGACGTAGAAATCGGAGTCTCCGTTCTCTCGTCCGTGCTGCATGGTGGCGGCACCTTCAACATTCATAGGCTTTTCTGGGCTTGCCGTGCCGCTGTCGGTCTTACCTGCGTCGGGCAAATCGGCGGCGACAGCCATCATGACATTACCGCCTGCACCCAAGACAAAGCATAATACACTAAGAAGCAGGAAGCCAACAAACTTCATTGCTCCTTTAAAACTGATAGTCTGTTTCATGTGATTAATAATTGTATTTGGTTTATTTGAATTTTGTTCGTTTTTCGTCAGAATCCCAAATGCTTCCGCGACTGGCGATAGCATCCAGTGCGCCAAGGTCAGGGCTGCTCTGACTTTTAGACGCGCCACGGCTCTTTCCTCCGAGTGAAGGAACACCATCGCTATTCTTACTTTTTTTCAACTTCATGTCTATTTTCGCGTTGCGACCTCTGATTTCCCCCGCGTTTCCTGCTTCTTGCACATCCATGTCGTGCGTGATGGATTTACGGGCGAGGTCAAGGCTTTCTTCTGTGAACTTCCCTACGATAGCATCTGATGCAATCTGAATGATAAACTGAAAGGCTTCATCTACTTGTTCGTCTGTCAAATTGTTTTTCTTTTGCCAGTCGTCTGCGGCCTGCAAGGAATCGTCAAGGTTCTTCTTATATTCCTCCTCAAGGCTCTTTTCCTTGGCGACACGTTCAACATATTCTCTGTTCGCCGCTGCCACCTCTTCCTGCTTCTCTGGGTCGTTGGCCATATCGCCGACATCCTTTCCATACAATTTGATGAGCGTGAGGCGAGGGTCGCCACCATTGGCGAAGTCGGCAAACAGTGCTGCGTTGCGTTCGTCAGCGTTGAACATATTCGTCAACTTTCTTTCGTCTTCGCGGTAGCGGTTCAATTCGCTCTCCGTACTGTCGTAGTCGTCAGAAATCTGGCCGAACATAGCCTCTTCATCATCAAAGTTTTTGTCGGGATATTTCTCAGAAAGTCGCTTCTTGAATGCGTCACGCTTGCTTGGTGTAGGCGTGGCCTCTCCTGCCGATGGAATCTTCACGTTTCCATCACCCGTACTAACTTGTTTATCTGCCATATAATTACTTGTTTAGTGCTTTGAATTATGCTTTTAAGCAAAAGTAATTATAGTTAACTGCCAAATTCGCTTATCTTTATAACGGTAATTTATTATCTTTGCATTGTCAAAACATTTTATCGCATGAAGAAAAAGTTTAGTACGATAGAATACGAGGGCGAGAGAGCGAGAGAGGTTATACATGCCTGTCGGGAGACAATGAAAAAAGTGAAGCATATCAATGTCCTTGACATCTTCGCAGAGGCCGTCAAGCAGCCATCGTCTCGCTACTGGGTAAGCGAGGACCGCGCAATCTATGTGATGCGTCGGATGCTTCGTGGTGACGACCTGTCTTACATGAGGCAGACGAAGCGAAAAATGTTCTACGAGCTTTTCTGGCGGTTCATCGAATGCAAGAGAAAGCACGAGGATGCAGGCGTGTGTAATATTGTCCGAAAGATAATATACACGCCTGCATCCTCATTTTTTCTCACATCGGCATCAGCAAAGGCAATATATTATAAGCACAAAGATGAAAAATAGCAATCTTGACATAAATATCTTGTTGGCGGTCTCGTTGGCGCTTTTCGTGTTATCGTTCATCAGCCAAGATTCCGTGCAAATTTCTCGGAATATGGCCTTAAATCGCCTATTTTACCCCCTTTTTCACGCCAACTTGATTCATGCGATTTTAAATATATTTTGCATTCTTCAATTGGCGTTCTATTACCGCATGTCGCGTTGGTATCTGCTGGCATCTTACATCATTGCCGTAACGGCACCTTCCAGCCTTATTGAAGGGACGCTTGGTTTTTCTGGGGTTATCTTCGCAGCACTTGGCCTATATTCGATGATAGTAACAAGAGGGTGGGTGATTGCCGCTCATGTGGCCTTATATTGTTCGCTGACGGCATTATTTTCGTGTGTGAATACTCTACTGCACCTTTATTGTTATGCGGTTGGCTTCGTCTGCTCACTATTAATAACTGAAAAACAATGGTGGAGATGGAGAAAGATATAGAGCGGATAATAGCAGAGGACAACGAGCGCATGAAGCGCTACCATTATGAGCCTAACCCGATAACAGGGGAAGGCTATTTTGGCGAGCGCGAGAAAATTGAGATAGATGACTTCCCGATTCCTGTGCAGTTGGTTCCTAAAAGGATGCTGAAGATACCGTTCGTCAAGCAGCTGGTCAAGCATGGCAGTATAGAGAACTTCCTCTATGAGGTGATGGAGGAGGAAAACACGGAAGAGGCACGTGACACGGTTGTGCAGCAATTCATTCGATACCGCATCCGCTATGATTTCCCCTTTTTCGCGGCCTTGTTCCTGTATATTAAGGCAAAAGGTGGAGGCCGTGACATCCTCTTTCGCTTGACACGCCCACAACGCAGATTGGTCAATCGCTTCATGGAGCTATATGAAGCCAAGAAGCCAATACGTATTATTCTTTTAAAGGCTCGTCAGCTTGGCGGTTCAACACTCATTCAGTTGTTCATGCTATGGATGCAGATAACGCAGGAATACGGCCTTAACTCGCTCATTATCGCTCATCAGTCTATCGCATCGGACGAAATCCTTGATATGTTCAACAAGGCAGTAACGCAACTGCCTTCATGGATATTACATAAACTTGGAGAGCAATACAAGGCGAATGAATCTACATTTGTCAATGTCGGCCACAGCGGAGCCATTAAACGTGTTCCTCAGCGAGATTGTAAGATTAAGGTCGGAACCGCTGAGCGTCCTGATTCCTGCCGTGGTGGTGACTACAACCTTATCCATCTCTCCGAGGTTGGTCTATGGAAGACAACGGACGGAAAAAGCCCAGAAGACATTGTGCAGTCTGCCTGCTCTGGTGTCCTCTATAAGCATCGCACAATGATAGTGTATGAATCAACCGCTAAGGGTGTAGGAAACTTCTTCCACCGCGAGTTCCTTGCGGCATTTGAGGGGAAATCGCAATTTGAAGCTATCGTTATATGTTGGTATGACATCGACCTTTATGTTCTGCCATTCGCAGACGATAAGGAAAGAGAGAGCTTCGCGCGTTCAATGTATGAACATAGGAACGACACAGAAGCATCTTCTGAACGTGAGGAATGTGGCCAATACATCTACTGGCTATGGCAGAAGGGTGCGACATTGGAGGCCATAAACTGGTACATAGCTGAGCGCCGAAAATATTCAGACCATGCCCGTATGGCCTCAGAGTACCCCTCTGATTACATTGAAGCCTTCAGCTTCAGCGGCGAAATCGTCTTCGACCGCCATCAAGTAGAAGAATTGCGTCACACATGCAAGGCTCCTCGTGCTGTCGGCGATATAGTGGCTGACGCTAACGAAGGCGCGAAGGCTTTGTCTAATGTGCGGTTCAGCGAAGAAAAAAAGGGTGGATTGGCAATATGGGAATACCCAGAGATATTCACGGACAACACAGTAGTTACTGACAGATATTTGACAGTTGTAGACATCGGTGGTCGTTCTTCCAAGGCGGACTGGTCGGTTATTGTTGTCTTCGATAGGTTCGCCATGCAGTGGGGTGGAAAACCAGAGGTTGTGGCCCAGTGGTACGGACACATAGACATGGATATTCTCGCATGGAAGGCAGCACAGATAAGCAGATATTACGACAATGCAGAACTGGTGATAGAATCCAACACGTTAGAGACGCATGACAGGGAGCGAATGGTTGACGGCGACCAATCTGGTTATATTCTCAACCGCATCAAGGATTATTATCCTAATCTATATGCTCGCGACCAATCAGAAGAAGAAATATTGCAGAATGCGCCTAAAAAATATGGGTTCCACACCAATACGGCGACCAAGCCAATTGTCGTCAGTGCATTGCAGCGAGCGGTGAGAGAGAGACTCTATGTTGAGCGAGATGGCAGGTGCCTCGACGAGATGATTAGCTATGAGCGCAAACCAAATGGCGCATTTGGTGCCATTCTTGGCTGCCACGATGACCTGCTAATGACAAGAGCGATTGGTATGCACATCTGCTTCTCTAAGATGCCGCTTCCAAAGATAGTTGACAAGACAAGATACGTTGAAGAAGTCTTCCAACACGAGATACCAGATAAAAATATTGACAACGAAAAACGTTAAATTATTGAATATGATTAGATTACTTAAAAGATTAAAAGCAAAGATGGTCTATAGTAAGGCCGTCAGAACGGCGGAATCGGCATCAGCCAAGGACAACGGCAACCGCTATTATGTGATGCCTTCAACTGTTAGAGGAAAGGTGATTATCTTCGACCGCTCTCAGTTTAGAATTTTAAAGCGAAAGCACTACGTCAAGGAATCAATGAGTATGCAGGATTGTGTTAAGAACTGCTTCTATCACACGCGAGACAAGGCAGGTAATGAAATGCACCCGTTACTCGTGGAGAAGGGACGCAAGCGGTTCTTACAATGGTCTTTATACAGAAGAAAGGAGGAGAAATGAATATAGTAATCAAGAAGGAGGACGTTATAGATATTGTTTCGCGTTCCGTAGCGATTTTAAACAGACAGCTACAACAACAGCAACAACCTCAGCTACTCGGGATTGACGAGTTTACGCGCCATTTCGCTGAAATTGATTGGACGAACGTGTGGTCTGTAATCACAACGGCAAGCGAGCGTTACATGACCTCTCTCAGTGAAGGGGAGGGAAGCATCACACTCACACTCTCAATGCCGCCACGTTACGCCCTTGAACAGGCACCACTACAGCAGACATATAAGAACGTCGCCGCATGGACTATCATGTCCTTGTACGCGGAGAAAAACTCGGCACCAGCGAATATTATGCAAGTAATATCTCAACAGGCAAATATCTATTTGAGTCTACTGAAGGATTCTCTTGCTGGCCACCGCTCGGCACCAGTGAGGAAAGAGCCGAAGAAGGTAAAAAATATTGACAAGATAAATTGGTTATAATATGAACAAGACACTGACGATTCATATATACTTGACCGAGTTGCTCCACGAAATTGCAAAAACATCGTGGCAAATCGGCCGTTCTCGCAAGGGAATGCAGCAAGTATCTCACGCGGAAGACATTCAGGATATAGATGAAGAGCGGATATTGCGCTCCGTGCAAACGGCAATGAAGGATGTGAGGATTGCTCTTGCTGAATACATTGTAGAAGGTGTGACGACGGCAGATAATATATTATTATCAGCAACACGCAAGGCCGTCGCAGGCGATAAAGCGATAACAATGACATGGGGTAGCGGAGTGACCGAGCAGGAAGAAGATAATGTAATCACCTTCGTTCTCCGCGTTCCTTCCAATTACGCGAATGGCCAAGCTGATTCACTCGCCACCTCTACTCATTCCTATATTGTGAACTACGCCCTGTCTGAATGGCTATTGCAGACAGACCCAGCAGAGGCAGGAAATTACAAGCAGATGGCAGCAGAGGCGTTGCAACAATTATATGCTGCATCCTTCGCGCGTATTCAGCCTCGCCGCGCACATGCACCGAAGAACAAAAAAACACTATCCAATAACGAAGTGAGATATGAATAGCTGTAGAATACCACGCACAACGAGAGTGACAATAAGACTGAAGACGGAGAATCTTCTCTATGACATCGCTCAAGCAGGATTCCTTTCTTCTGAATCTGTTGCATTAAGATTGCAGGATAATCAGCATGTGAAGCACCGCATGAAGGATATTGTAGAGGATGGTAATGTTGACATTGTTATCCGCGAACTTGACAATGCCTACACGCATTCCATGCTGCAACTGTCTCAGTTCGCGCCTCCTTCTCCACAAGAAGAGGAAATTACAATGACGGATGATTATAACGACTATCGAGAGAGCTACGACTATACCATACTCATCAACTATGAGCACGCACGCTTCCTCGCTGAGCGCCTGACCTCGCTGCTTCATGATTATCTTGTGTCATCTGCAATCTGCCGCTATATCTCTGTTGTTGCAGACACATCACACTCGTCTGAATTGTACAAACAACGAGAAGAAGATACCATTGGTGAGATTGTCGCCATGCTATCCATGTATGATTGTGAGAGACCAATCACGGCGACAATGTGACGTGTATTCTCGCCAATTGATTCATCCAACCATTCCCGCAACAAAAAATTGCGGGAATTTTTGTTGCTTAACTGTTTTATTTATTTTCGCTTATTAAATATCTCTCTATCAGATAATTAACCTACAATATTGCCCCAATATTAAATAATAACAAAGGTTAAAAATGCACCCAAATAAAAATTATCTTGATTTTTATGCTGCGATTTCAAGATATATATTTACCTTTGCACTTGTAATAATAATTCTCACAGCCCTCGACATCACGGTGAAGTCCTTACTATGTTAATTGACAATATTAAGAGAAGTTTTTCATCCTCCAATTTCGCTTCCGTTCGCGAAGCATACGACGAACTTGTAAGTAGATTGGAAGAAGCCGACTGGCATGTTGCCACATCCAAGCAGGATATTAACGAATATACCTTTGCTGATGAAGAATATCCAGCAGTTGAAGGTGAATCCTTCAGTGTTCAGTGCGACATTCAAGAGGGTAGTGAAGTATTCGTGTATGAGTTCCGCATAAGGGAATATTATTCAGACCCTGGCTCTTCTGACTACGCATACGTAATTGACGTTTACAGAGATAGACATTTTGTTTTCTCGTCTGTTGAATGATGAATTATCACAATTAAAGAATGACGACAAATAAGCAATCAAGCTGGGGCGGCCGCCGCGAAAATAGTGGCCGCCCAAGAACAAACAAGGTTACATTGCGAGCAAACGTAACGCCTGCATTTCTTGCCAAGCTAAAGGAGAAGGCCGAAGAAGAAAATATGAAGGTCGGTGAATATCTTGAGGAACATCTTAGGTTATAGTTGCCAAGCAAATTAATTTCATTCATAAGGCGCTGATTCTGAATGCCATTAAAAATAATATACCGCTTTTCAGCAAATTACCAGCATATTAAATCCGTCCTTATACTTCGTGATTATAACCGAATTATAGCGAATTATAACCGAATTATAACCGAAAAACAAGGCTCGTCACGTTATAATGTGGCGAGCCTTGTTTTATCTCATTCTGTTAGCCTGTCTCATCTGATATTCTACACTCATGCCGTCAATAGTCTCTCCGTCTTCCAGATTCGCCATGACGACCGCGACAAACGCCTTATAAGGACTTCCGTGCAGCCTTGCGATTCTTGCCCTGGTTCCAGAGCCAACATACAGGTAGTTAGTGTAATCTCGCGTTCCAAGCAGAGCTACCGAGGCGTGTGCTTTGTCGAGATTTCCACGCACCATAATGTCGGTGATGGTTCCAAGCGCATGTGCGTTGTTCAACTTCATTGGCCTTGTTACAATGACACCTCCTTGCGCCTCTCCATCCTCACAGACATTCACGAGCTGCGCTTCTATACCTTCTTGCGTTATTGCAAGTCCATCAGGATAGCTATTGACAGAATACTTATACTCGCTCCTGATTGTAGACCACATCTTGCTTGTTAGTGATAACACATACGCATACATCTTATCTTGATTGAATACGATAACTCGCTGCCGCGTGTAGTCATATACCATGCCTGCATTGTCAAGGTATGACAGGAAGCCAGAATCGGGAATCTCAGTAGGTTCAACCCCTTCTGCTCGTGACATTTTTTTGACAACATCATGACTAAGAAGTGAAGCAGGATTATCGTGCAGCACCTCCGTTATACAGGTAGATTGTGAACCGCTTATCATCATAATGCCTCTCTTTGTCGGAAAAAGTACACTTCTATCAAGCGATATGATTGCATTAGAATTGCTGCACACGTCTCTCGTGACTGGTGTCGCCGTCTGATAGCTGCCATCATTGCCGATAGATAATGCCCACACGCCATTAGAGGTGAATGCGTATAGAGGGAATTGACCGAACTGCCCTTGCGACATGGCGGCGACAGCAGCGGCCATGCCGACCACCTCACCAATACCGACATCATTAACGCCGATAGAGGGAAAGTAAAATGGATTATTGACGGCTGAGGTATAGATTGAAGAACTCGCTTTTACTTTCTTGTCTTCATTCCCCGGGTCCTGCGGAAGGTCTGGCGTAGACGGAAGATTAAAAGGGTCGAAATATAATGAAGCGTAAGAGAGATTAAGGAAGTCGTGCATCTTCATCTCCAGGCTCATGAATGGTTTCAGTATTCCGTCTGTTGTACTCAACCAAATAGCATTTTTTGCCGATGTGTAAGGGCAGAAGAGTAGGGTGGGTACACGATTGTAAATACTGTTGTATATATTGCATTTTCCCTCTTTGTATAATTTTATCTCCCTTCCTTCCTCTACGCTGATGGTGAATGCGTTTGCCCCCGTTAGTTCGGTAATTGGCAACTCACCGAATTTAATACCGCCCTCAGTCCCTACATAGGTAACGGGCACTCTTCCATCATATCGGCAGAAGGCCTGCCTTATAGGGTATCCGTCATACAACTGCCTCGTGACGCCAGCGAGATTAAGTCGAGAATTGTACACGTAAGACCTCTCCGCCGCAATCTTCTCGTGCGTTAGATAGTCATCTGTCATCACTTCACGATTGACAAGAGATTGCAGATAGTCATCCTTCACCTTAATGGTTACAGCTTCGCTCTGCTCGCTGGCGTTGATAAGTTCATTCAGCGAAATACTCTTCAGTAAGTAGAATGAAGAGCAATCTGTCATCTTCTTGCGCATATCCTCATCCGTCACGGCAGGTAATTCGATGGTGTAAACTTCATCATATTTTGAAAGGAATGCAGGCTTGCAATACGCATTAAACAGGTCTCTAAAGTTGAACGCACTGTGATATTTCGTGTAGTCTCCGTCGATGTGCGAAACGCTTGAAGGCAAACCCCACATGAGAGCGTTAGCACTCAGTCTGCCAACATAATCCCCATTGGCATAATCGCTATCTTTGATGTTTGGGAACTTAATCGTATCTACAATACCGCCAGCATCATAGGTGTAAAGAGGAGCGCTGACGAATATATCCACGCTCTTGACTATGTCTCCCCACTTCTCCTTGAAGGCCTTGGTGATATTGTCCTCCATGAGGAAGGTGAGCGCAGCGCGAACGGTGAAAGCATCAACTCTGCAATCTGTTAGTTTGCTGCCATTATACTTTGTTTGCCGCAAGAAGGGCATAACGGCCTGATAGGTGGAAGGCATCATTAAAATGGGTGCAGAATGATGAACCAATGTACCATCATACAGACGCATAGCGTATCTCACAAAGAATGGAAAACAAAACTTCCCCTTGCCTGTTACGTGCTCATTAATAAGTTTGGAAACAGGAGCCAGCATCGTGGTAGTGTACGCCGTTAGGTATTCTCGCTTATAGGCGTGGTCCTTGTTCGGAAACACTTCATAATCGAAATGAACAAACATACCATCCGCCTCTGAGCATTCCTTGCTGTATAGAATAGGTTCTCCGAGTAATCCGAACCGCATACCTATCTCAGGCAGGGCGTCACCAAGTGATTTGTATTCCACGTTTTTCCATAGGTAGTAATTGATGCTGCCTTCCGTGAATATCAATAGTGTGTTACCAATGGCATCCACATGAGAGACCTCAGCTTTCATTGATGCGAACTCCACCATGTTATTCTCATCTGCCGCATCACAATAGTAGTAGTCGTAAAAGCCTTCTTTAATCTGCCCATCGTCATCTGTTGCTTGCGCCTGAAAGATATAATGCTTATAGCCCGAATTAGCGTGAATAAACAAGAATCGGAATCCAATTGGAACATTCATTACCACCTTCGGCTTGTGCATTGGGCGAACCTCACCATATTCATGCACGAGGTTGTGAAGCAACGCCGTCTGGCCGTCTTGACAAGCGTAGTCAGACGGCACGGTCGTCATTCCTGTTATAGCAATATCCATCATACCTTCTTATCAATCTTGTATAACTTCCTACCCTTAATCTTAACCACAGACACGTCCATTTGTGCATGCTCTCCAGCTATCTTGTAATCATAGAAGATACGATTCACGGTTGGCACAAGGCATTCAAATCCTATGCTGTCGTAATAGTCGTTTCGGCATAAGACTGAGCGGTATGTTCCGTCCTCGCCTTCATCTGCCGAGAAATGAATATAATAATCCCCTTTCTCGTCTTGCACCACACGTGCTGCCACCTTACCGATTGGCCCGAGGTCTTTTCGTATATATGCGATAAACCCGTCAGACAACGAGATTGAGTTGTCTGACGAGTCTGCAATGATGTATAACCTACCGTAACGTAGTTTGCGAAAAATGTCCTTTAACTTCATTATTTATGCTGATAGTCTTTGTAGTCCTGGTTCCTGCTGCGGAAGCTGATAGTCTCCACGTAATCAAATGAGCGATTTTTTTCAAGCGCCTCCTTGTGGCGGTCCGCTTCCTCCTTGTTACGGAAGATATAGTTACTTATGCCATAATCGAATGAGCCTGCCGACACAACAATATTGGCATAATACTTCCTGCCAAATAAATGGCGGGCGAGCATGGTTAATAGCGATTCCTTTTCCATTGTGCTAAAATAGTGTATTATTGGAATGTGTTGTGCTTATCTTTACCATTGATACTTTTAGTATCCAGTCTCAACGAACATTTCGATATTAGACAATCGCTCCCTCTCCTTCTTAAGCAAATCAATATTCTTTTCCAAGAACTGCTTGATTAAGCGTGAAGTAGTCTTTAAAATTTCCTCCTTGTGGCAGTCAATCGCCTTGACCATAAACTCTTCCACCAGCGAATCATCTTTAAACCTCAACCATTCTTCCTTGATTGGTTCTCCTTGCTCGTTGACCTTATTCAATACAAGGTAAGATTTCAGTTGAATGGTGAAAGGGTGCATACAATTGGCATTGACTTCCGTATTGTTGAATCCGTAGTAATTGGACTTATATGCGATAGAACGATATTTTTTGCTTTTCTTGTCAACTGCTTCATCTAACATTCTCGCGGCTTTGTAGAGGTTTTTGTAGTCTGTAATATCCATGATTGTCAGGGTTTGATTTTTACTTTTACTTTCCACATATCAAGCAGCGCTTGCAGTTCATGCACGGATTCAATTTCGTACATGAACATCGCATCGCGTATTTTTTTTGAACTATCTTGAAATAATATCGGGCAGAACGTGTTATTCAATAACACAGGAGGTCTAAGTCCGATAGTGATAGGCTCAAAATCTCCATAGAGCACATTCACTTCATCCAATGACTTCTGCCATCCGTTTGCCTTCAATAATTCTATTGATAGCGGAAACGGCGACATATCTTCGTATGAAGAAATAGCCATTTGCCTGCCTCCATCTTCATACACCTCTCTGTGACGAATCGTACCGCTGATGTTGTCTATACCTTCAACGATAGAGTATTTATAGCCTTCGTACTTGTTTTCTTTGGTGATAATATCACCAATTCTTATTTCTCTAATGTTTATCATTTCATTCCTCCTCATCTTTTACTTCTTTACCGACAAGATGTTCATTACCATCAAACGGTATGCAATATTCGTAATATCCTCCAAGCGTTCTATAGCGATAGCTGCCAAATTGCTCATAATGAGAAAACAAGTCTATCTTCCAGCTCTGCTTCCTGTTGCGTACGAGAACTCTGTCATACTGTTTAAAGCCTGGCGCTTTATTGTACACCTCCACTATTCTTCCGCAGTCAACAACAATGGTGTAAGATTGCTCCATCAAGTCAAAGAACCATTTACGTTCTTCTTCATCGGCTTTATGAAAGTCTTTTGTTTTAACAGTCAAATGTTTTAGTCTAAACTTGTTTCCGCCAAACGAACTTGGCTTGCCGAAGTAGTCAATTATACTCATCTTTGTATAATTGCCATTTGCCCAGCAATGAAAGACAAACATATCTCCGTCTTTTTGATTGATAACGACATCACCATGTTTGAAAAACTTATTCCAGTCACGCATTTCTGACGAAGGAAATACATTACATTCGCCGCTCTGCACTTCTTTCATTCTTCCGTTTGCGTCAAGCGCGACATCGACTGTGTTCGTGCTTTCGAGGATAATTCCACTACCATCGCGCGTGAATCCTTTGAAGAACGCATTGCCCAACATGGTTGTGTATAGTATTATTTCATTGGGTTTGTAATCGCGAAGAATCTCAGCGATATTAACAGGTTCTTTTTCTGTTTCCTCTAATTTTGGCAGTGTGCAGCACTGCTCTGTGTCTTTATTAGTTGCCATAGTTGTTTTATTTTATTGTTGATATACTTTTTTGTTTGAACTTCACAGGCTCATTTTCGTGTCGGCAGAAAATGAGGTTTCATGCTGCAAGGGGCTAAATGCGGCAACGGCCCTTGTTATTATGTTGTCGAACTTGTCTTTGCTGTAAAAGTAACCAGCACATGAACTGGCGACCCAAGTGTTACAACGGTCGGACTCGGAACTACTCCAGGCACAATAGGATTTACGTAAAAGGTTTGCACCAAGCATTTTTAGTACCTTGTTCAATTCATCACGATAAGAAACGATTGTACCCAGCTCATACAGGCTTGGAAGATACCACTGAATACTGCCTTTTTTGTACTGCCAGCAACGCATAGCAGCAGTCATCTCTTCCCCGTCTTCCTCGTTCTGCTTAACGATATTGCGAGTGAGTTCCAGACCGCTCAATGTCTGCAAAGCTTCTGCTTCGCTACACGTCTTATTAAATACTTTGCAGTTTTCCTCGCTGCACCAGATTTCGTTCCACTGGTCAAGAGAAATAATCACACCTATCACCTCCGTTTGAAGGATGACACCGATTACATCGCCTCTGTCAATACGGCCATTCTGATAGTCTTCAACAGAGGCGATGCCTTGATTTGTCTTTAGTGATATTAAATGTTTCATAATTCCTCAAATTCCTTTCTGTAATCCTCTAAATTCTTTCTTATGCACTTCTCCACTAAATCTTCTATCTCGCTACGTTGTGCCTCAGACAGAAACGGATAAACGCTAAACCCATCCGTTGTGCGCACACCTTTAAGCCGAATTTCAAACGTATATCCTCCTTCAATCTTCTCTATCGCCTCAGAGATGAATTTCATTTCCTCGGCTATCTTGTTAATCATTTTAAGTCTTTCTTCTGTCATGGTTTAATCAGTTAATAGTATATCTTCTTGTATATTCCTTTGCATACACGTTTGTACCGCACGTCTGGTTTGTATGTTTTAATCAAGAAATTAATCCGCGATTCTTTCACATCCTTCAAGTCGCTGTCACGATATTCAATCGCGTCAGACTGACGATAACCAAAGTTGCGCAGCGGTTTGAAAGTTGTATATCCGTCAGAAGAAATAATCTCCGCATATACAACATAGTCACCATTTTCTTTAAATATCCTCGCTTCCATCTTTTGTGATTTTATATCCTCGGCTTTTCAGTTCTTCAATAATTTCATCCTCGCCAAGTCGGTTAACAACCTCTTTCGCACCAAGCATTTTGACAAAAGCTTTTTGATGTAATCCGTCAAGATAGTCATAACAATCGAAGACGAAATCTAACTCCTCAGAATCAGATAGACAATCAATGATGTCGTATGGGTCCATGTTATGAGATATTCCGTATTTACTCATAGCTTTACCATTTTTCTTCCAATAATTTTACCAAACCTTTACCATCGCGAAATCTGTCAGTCACGGCGTTCACGCACCTGCACACATATTCATCCTTGTTGAGATTGACATCCTCGCTTCCGCGAATGAATATCCGCCTTTTTATCAATTCTTCAAGCGAACAAAGGAGAGGTATAAGCGTCTCAGTGTTGTAGGCGTAGATACCTTTGATATATGAGTAATCTCTGTATACCTCCATGTCTCCTTTGCGGCAGGCTTCTGCCAACTCTGCAACAATTCTCGTGCATTCCAACTGGGCATACAAGGCAGGGTCTGTCAAACATAGCTTACAAGCCTGCATCATGCAGTAACGCAGCGCATCATATTTCTCTTTCATGTGGTCACTGAATGTGTCAACGAAGTGGTCATAGCCTTCCAAATACCTTTCTTGCTGAATCACATTATACATCCAAGCATTCAGCCTCGCCACTTCGTCAACAATTCTTCTGCACGTCCGCTTGACTTCATGTCGATATATGTCCTTCCGCTTGGCAAGCGTGTCTACAGCATCACGTGCAAGCTTCATGGCATATTCAACGCGCATGAAATGGAGGTAGCATAATGCAGTGCAAATGCCGTATTCACGCCGCCTCTTATCGTTCATCTTCTTCCACATCATCGCTTCATGCTCCTGCTCAGCCTCCGCGTAGGTGACGAGTAGATTTATATTCTTATGAGGCACGGTCATTAGTGGTTCGTGCCTCATGATGCCCGTATTTGGCCTCCATCTTACATTTGGCTTCCAATCATTCATGGCAAATCCTCCACATTAATCCATCTAAGAATATCTGCCTTAATATCTATATCAGTAAACAGGCAAACATCGCGGCCCATGACATCACGATAAACGGCCGCATAAGTCGGCGCTACCCTCTGTCCGCTCGGCAGTACTCTTTTCGCAAATATGATAACCTCGCTGTTGATGGCTGGTTGTTCGTCTGCTTCATGCCACAAGCCTTTTGCGTATTCCTCCAGCGCTCTTCTCGCGCCAAAAAGGAAAACATCCTGCTCTGTCTTACTCTTGTAACGCTCCTTGCATTCTTCACCAAGAGCATTCATTATTTTTTCGGTTAGCTTCATAGATTATATCTTCTTATTAGTTTATCAATTCCGTATCTTTCCTTCTCGTCTTCGCGGATAACTCCAGCCCTGTACGCATACATTGCGCTTCTCGGGAACCTTGGATAACCGCTCGGCGAGAGCCACATCTTTTTGAAATAGATGTGCGTTATTTCTTCTTTTGTCATTTTGTCATTATTCTATTTACATGTCGCGTTTTGTCGCATTTTATCTTTTATCTCCGCTGCCGTGTATCACGCCACGCTTTCGCCTATCCTCCAATTTTGAAATATTGGATTGAGCAACTTCGCTAAGTGTAAATCCGAGGTCTTCCGCAAGAGCCGCTACATACCAAAGTACATCGCCAAGCTCATACTTAACGCTTTCCTTAAACGCTTTATCATCGAAGTTTCCTTTATTGTCTCGGATAGCCTTCTTTACCTTGTCGGCCACCTCTCCAGCCTCTCCAGCAACACCAAGAGCCGCAAATAAAACGATTGGCTCTCCACATCTATACTTAGATGCCAGATGTTGGTATTCGTCCATTTTCATTTGTTTTCTTTATTTAAGAGCTTCCAACTCTACGCCAACGCGGTAGTTTGGGATTATAACACGCCCAAAAGCAGACATCAGCGCAATCTCCATATCACAAATTTTGCTTGCAATGCTTCCCCTGCCTGACGGTGATATTCTGACAATTGCGCCACAGTCAAGCATGCGAGAAGCATTTTGGTCAAAATGTCGGATAATGTTCTCTTCGTTTTCGCCGATAAATGGTGAATAATCAAATACAGGAACAATCGGCGTGTGTCCGTGATTGATGATAGTCTGCGACATGCGCTTGTATTCGTAGTCGTATTCAACCTTGCTCACGCAGCGATATGGCTGTGAGATATAAACCTTCATTTTGCGTATTCTTTTTGGTATTTAATCCAACATTCTCTTGCCTGTTCTGCCAGTTTGGGCAGGCTTTCCTTTGCACTTCCTTCGCGAACAAGGGGGATGCCCCTGTGGCAGAGCCACAAGGCGCCATCATATTCCTTCACCTGCACTTCCCTGTAAGCCTGCTTGTGAAGCTCGCGCTCGCGCTTGGCCTCAGCGTTGCCAAGAAGGAATTTCTTCGCCTGCTGACACCACATTCCAATGTTATACTTCTTCATTTCGTTTTAGTTTTTATCTTTATTGCTATTTTTGTCTTCTGACGGACTTTCTTTCGCCAAGGTAGGAAATCTATCATCTTTACTATTATCTTCGCTCAGAGAGCCGCTTAGACGTGTTATAGCGCTTATCTTGATAATTCTTACATCGCCTCGTTTAACGTAGTCATGAACGCGCCAAACCTCACTTTTGGGCAATACGCCCTCCGCGATGCCGTTCACCCCCATGCCAGAGACGCACAATTCCTTGCGCAGCTCTTCGCTGTCTCTGAGGATTCTCAGCGAAAACGAGAAATCGCTCGCAGCGTCGTATGCCTGCCTTTTGATGGCGAATGCTGGTATCGTCATCTTCCTCGCGCCATTCTCGCGTTCAATCTTTGCAATAACCTGGTCGCGTTGTGGGAGAAATTCTTTGTGGAAGGCAACGCCGATACGTCTTGCGCTGAAGGTCGTGTAGCTGTCGTCGTACATGCCAGCGGCATAGCGTGAGAAAAACAGCATCAACTCTGTTAGCTTATACGCCGCCGCGACGTTTGCGAAGTTCTCGCTGAACACGGTGATAGCGTTAGCCATCGTTGCATCCCTGCTGCCAGAGGCAACGTACATGGCTGTGACTTGCGCCTGTACCCAAGTAGCGGCGGCACCGCGTGTGGCGTATAGGTCATCAAGAGCGCCAAGCGCAGGACAGACACGAGTGTACGCGCCGTCACCAATGCGCGACAGGTGAGGCCAGTAGCTCGGTGAATAGTTCGCGTACAACTCAGATAGGCAGGGATTCTTCTTCATCCATTGGACGGAGACGCCGTAGTGCATCCTCTCGCAAACGCTCAATGACCGCAGTGTTTGCTTCTCGTTTCTCGTCTGTAGCTGATTTCCTGACATAGTTCTTTTTTCGTTTGTTCCACGTCGCAAGCCTCATCGCAAGACTCCACGTAGGCTGCATCTCGTAGCGCATCTGTGTCCTGCCTTTGTTAGGCTCGCTCCAGTAATCAAAAAAGTCACGCACCATTTCCTTGCCGTACTCCTGCACGTAAGGAATGAGCGAATCGTAAAACTCTCTCCTATGCACCTCCAAAAGTCTTCTCTTCTGCTCTATACTCTTCTCCACTTTTTGCTTGGTTGAGGAACCGTCAGGTTCCGAAACAAAAACCGCCGATTCTTCTTTTCTACCCTCAAAAAATATTGAAGATATTTTTTGAGGGTCTATTTCTTCTTTAAGCGAAGGTTGAGGCGAAGCTTTTTCTTTTTCTTTATCTTTTTCTTTTATAGGGGGTGTGGGGGAAAGGTTTTCTTTTTCGTTTTCTTTTTCTTTTTGGATAAATGGCGGATTTTTTGGTGGATTTGGCGGGGAGGTGGGTTGTTTGTCTATGGTTTGTCGTTCGTTTGTCGTTCGTTTGTCGTTTGTTTGTCTTTCGCCTTTTTCCATTAATATATAACTATCAAAATTACAGATAGTTATAATAGAAAATTTGTTTGTCGTTCGTTTGTCTATGGTTTGTCGTTCGTTTGTCGTTTGCTTGTCTTTAATTAATTTAGATATTGCCGTGCGATATTCTCTTGCTGTCAAACCTGTAGCCTCACAAACTTCATCCATCGTAACAATCACCTGCCCACATTCCAACCTAACACCACGGTCAAATCTCGGCTTTTGTGCAGCATGGGTAAGGAAATAGAGGAAAACGCGAAAAACGTTCAGACTCTCGTAACGCCCAATGTCAAACACATCCTTATTAATCGTTATCCACTCATTGCCCATTTTCTTTCGATTCTTGGTAATATCTCATCACGATTTTTCTCACACCCTCACGTGTGAGGCTCATGCGCTCAGCGATAAGATTATGCTTGCTGTAATCCGATGCCTCTGGGTATTCCTCCGTCAGCTCTTCATACATCATGATAACATTCTTGCGGCGCTTTTCTGTCGCCTTGCGATATTTACTTTTTGGTAGTTTCATTGTATCTTTAGTAGTTTTTCGGTTTCTTGCTTGTAGTACTTGTATAGTTCGTCAATCTCGAATTTTCCAAGTTTGCAGGTCTGCTGCGATTTGACCTTCAGTAAGTCAAAACGCTGCTGACCTATCTTCTTAATTAGGTTTTCTCTGTAGCCTTCAAGATGCTCGGCGTTGAATCTATTGCAATAACTGCATTCGCTATTGCAATTGTCTTCGTCATACCGTGTACTCATGTGCCTACGACTGAAATAATGGCCGCAATCTGCCATGCGGAATGGCTTCACTTGTCCACACGAGATACACTTGAATGCTTTGAACCCAAAGGCTCGGCTGTCGCGCAATCGGATATACAACGAAAATATCTTGTCAAGGCGCTCTATCGCCGTCCTTGATGCCGTTTTCTTCCCTGCTGCTTTCTTCTTGATATAATAGGGCATCACACGTATTCTTTATGCCGTTCTACTTCTATTTCCGCTAATTCAAGCAACCGATGTTCATCGCTCGAAGGAATGTAGATGCCTGCATTCATAGCACAGAAATCGCGAAACCGCTCAATGGCAAGGCTCATTTCTTCGGTGGTGAGGTCGGCAGTGCTCCTTACGCGCTCGGTATATCCAAGGATACGGTCGTTCACAAGTTCGTAAAACAATTCTCTGTTGCATACTTCCTTAAAGAATTTCTCCTTGACATACTCCATACTCTCGCCGTATTGCGAAGCGAAATAGGAGAGGATAACGTGAAGGTAACGATTCTGCGGCAGTGAGCGCTGCCGTTTCTTAGCCGTAAACTCTACGATACCTTCACGCTTCTCAACGGCCTGCCTCACGTGCTCCATAAGGCGCTCTCTGTCCGACTGGTTACTCAAATCGTATTTCATTGTCAGAAGGGCAAATCGTCTTCGTTTCGTCCGCCGTACAGGTTATTGCCGCCGACAAACTCTTGTGACAATACTGTTTGCTGTGGTTGTGCGCCCTGCTGCGACGGTGGTGCAAATGTCGGCTGCTGCTGTGCAGGCTGCTGGCCCTCCTGCTTGCCGCCAAGTAGTTCAATATCTCTGACGTTGAGGTCAAGGCCTGCAATAGCCTTGCCCTGGTTATCAACCCACGCATGGCAGGAGATTCGCCCTGTCACGCATACCTTTGTCCCCTTGGTGAGGTAAGGTGCAATGCCCGACGTGTTTCCATTCATGATGCAGTCAACGAATTGCACGTCTTCGCGTTTCGTGCCATCCTTGGCCCTCCATTTGCGATTAACTGCCACTGTGAATGTCGTGAACGGATTGCCGCCGTTCACTTGCTTTGTCTCGGCTGTCTTGGTGAGATTGCCAATGAAAATAGATTGATTCATTTTTCTTTCTTTTTTAGTAATCTGTTAATATCTTTGACGGAATAGAGGATATTCCGTCCAACTTGTGATACCTTCAACTTGTAGACCTCGCGCCATCTGCTCAAAGTGTGAGCAGATACCTTTAGTAGTCTGCATGCCTCGTCGGTACTCATCCATCCGTCAGGTTCTTCGCGTTCCTGCATGATGGTTTCGATTCTGCTGATAACGTCAACCATGCGTTTCCATTCCTGCTGCGGAACAAGAACGAAAGCCGCGCCGTTCTGTAATATCTCGTTCATTTGATTTTTACGATTACGGATGAAGGCGTTTTACTCTTCACCATGTATTGTTCATACATATCTGGATGGTCGGCCTTGAATGCCTTGCTGTCAAAGCTTGCTCGTTCTCCTTCGCATTTTCGTGTAATACTGATTTTCTGACCGTCATATTTTTTGATGTTGTTCGCGACCATGATTGCTAAGATGCCGTCTTTGAGTTTATCATATTGCGCCTTGCAAAACTCCATCGCCTCTTTATATTCGATGATGGCAGCCTCCGCGCGGTTGATGTCTGGCATCATTGCTTCGTCAACGGTGGTGACTGGCAACGCTTCTTCCGTATAAAGCAACTTCTTGACATCTTCAATAGATTTTCGCTCCACTTCAACGACCTTATATTTGTCTTCCCTGAACCAAAGAGCATAGAGTTTTTTGACTTCTACATCTGGATTGATAAGGTTAAAGAAATAAGCGTAAATAGACAATTGCCAACTAACATATTCCTCATTAAGATGGTAAGTAGTCTTCACGTCACCGAGGATAACGCCATCATTTTCCACGTAGACTTTGTCAATCGCGGAAGCATATTGTTTGTTATCCGTGATAAGATATTCGCTTTGCAGATGATTGGCAAGAAAAGGAAATTCCGTCTGCGCCTTCATGTAGTTCTGAAGCTCTTTGCATTCGTCCGTTATCAATCCTACTTCATCATACAATTCAAGAATATTATGAATCCGCGTGCCTCTCATCGCGGCACGTTGCAACACCTCTTCTGGAACATCTTTATACTCATCGGGGAAGGCTCGTTCTTTGAGCCTCCCCGTGATTCCGTGCAATACTTCTCCATCTTTTGTGCAGTAGGTGTGGCTCTCTGCGTCAAACAGGATTCCGCTGTCATTCAGTTTTATCGTCTTCATCATCGTCTTCATATTTGTTGGCTATATATTGTGTATATTCTAACATAATTGTAAACGCTAACGCAAAGGCCAGCAAAAAGAGAGAACAACAAATAACTTTTATCATTTCGGATATTTTTTAGATGCCTCTTGAACGGCCTCGCTAAATCTCGGATTGGATTGCAAGTCTTTATTCTCATTCCAAATCGTTGTAAGTGTCTTCCTGCTTCTCGCATGGCTTATATCTTGCAGGAGCAACATCAAACGCTCTTCATCGACCTGCGGCGCTCGCTGTTTCACTTGCTTTGGCGCTTGTTTTGGCTTGGCCTGGCTCACCGTTGCTGTTGTACTCTGTTGTGCAGCTTGCACCTGCTGCGCGTATTCAGTAGTGTCGGCATCCTTGGTGTCGTCAATAGCAAAGAGGTTGCCAAGCGCATATTTCTTGGCATAGCTCATTGCAGCACCTGTTATCTGTGAGCCATCCATGCCTTTTTTCGTTTCTTCCTCGCGTGCCATTCCGCTTGCACTCTCGCTTGTTTTTCCGTCAGAAATAGTAACGGTGCATTCTACATAGATGCGATTTAGATGTTCGCTGATTTTCGATTCCGTCACAAGCGTCAAACCCATCTCGCGGAGGAAGGGTTTTGTCGCGGCCAATATGCTTTCTGCGCTTCTATAACGATAGTTACCAAACTTGTTATACAAGTCCTTCGGCGCTTCTAACTTTGTCTGAATCAGATTGAGTTTTTCGTGTAATGTCATTTTATTTTCCATTGTTTGAATTTTAAAGGCTGTATATTATTCGTTAAACATAGATGGCAGGTCTAAATGCGCGAACCAATCTTTAACTGATTCGTTAGAAATCCACCATCGAAAAACTTGTTCGGGTGTTTTAAATTGGTCATATTTCCCTTTCTCCATCAATTCTCGGATAACACGGATATAAATTCTTTCGGCGAATTTTGGGAACATCCGCAATTCTCTTGCCTTTTCCTTTGTTGAAGCCATAGGGCAGAATAAACAACCAATTCTATGAAAGCCTTTATCATAAAGGTCACAATAAGGAAGTTTATGTTTATGAATAAACGACCATACATCTTTGTCCGTCCACTCGAAAATTGGAGAAATAACAACCTTATCTCTTCCGCCAACGCAGTAAACTTTCATTTGTTGCTCGTTGTCAAACAATTGCCCACCCCAATTGCTCTGCTCCTGTAACTCACCATCAACAATATCATAACCAACATGTTGTCCAATTACCTCTATCTTATGACGGTTTGCTCTTTTTAGGCTTTCTGCCCTGCGGATACCAATGCAAGTGCAGCACCCAGCGCCAGCTTGTTCTTTTAGCTCCGAACAACAAAACCTCGCTTGCCTTGTTGGAAGCATACCCTTGTGAAGTATAAGTTGTCTCATATTACGTTTCGGGAGATTCAGTTTAACCTGTGGGTAATTCTTTCGCACGAAACGCATAAGATTCGGAGGGTCAACGGAAGTAACCTGCATTTCTGCATGATGTTTCACGTTTGCCATTTCTACTAACGCGAGCAAGACTTGTGAATCTTTACCGCCTGAAAATGCAACATGGAAGCCACGTTCATTCATTTTTAACGCTAATTTTTCAGCATTACTTATAAAATGAATCGCCTCATTTGTTAGTCGTTCCAATCGCTTCATTTATTCTTTCATTTCTCGTTATTTAATTATTATCAATGCCGACAAGTATAAAAACAATCCTTGTCGGCAATTAAAAAGCCGTCCGTACCTGCAAGTACGGACGGCCACCTTAGTATGAATTATGAAATTAGAGAAAGCGGAAGAACTAATTATCCCAATCCGTTTCGACCGCTCGGCCCTGCTGACTATTGTCGCCAACCGTCAACAAGTAAAATATTGATAGAAACATCTTTCTTATATATAGCAAAAACGCAGTTGTCAAAGATTTCCATTAAGGAGCGAATCTATCTCTGGTATTTCGTGCTTATCGCTCCAGTGAGAAATCAAAACCATTGTGACGTAGATAAGCAGGCATGCAGCTGCTTTTGTCAGCACCAAAAAGGCAATAAACCTCAGAGTGCTCCAGCTATCGTCTGGCATAGCGATAAACAAGATTGCCGCCATAAAGTTAACGGCAAAGAGAACGTAATATCTGTAATTTGTAAATGCTTTCATGATTGTAGTTTTTTATTCTGCTTCACTTTTACCATTACTACTTGAACCTGCCACCCATCGCCTTACTGGTATTAAAACCATTATAGCGGATTGGATATCCATGCCTGAATCATTTTCAAATACTAAGACTATTTCGCCATACATGCCATTTTCTCGCTTTACATGAATATCTCTGCACCGCTTATTCGATGCGTTGATTTCATCAAGTCGTTTGTTAAGGTCGGCAATTAGAACCTCTGGCGTATATTCTTCGTCGAACTCTACAAGGCAATCCTTGTAGCTTTTAAGATGTTCGGCAAGCTCCCTTTCTTTTATGTACCGTCTACTACAAGAGACCGAAACAACGTAATAATACTCCTTCTTCATAATACGTTTTTATTGGTTGGTGCAGGTGAGAGGAATCGAACCTCTTATCTCACATATTCTATTTAATCATACAACCATGGAACTTTCAAAACATGAGACCCAGTCTCAATCACCTGCGTGCGCTCGCTGCGTAACGGAAATCTTCTCATTCTCCTTTTCAAGATTGCACTCTATCATTTGCGATGCAACGCTTTGCACCTCGTGAAAAGAACCGCAGCGAGCTTATATCAATAAAGGAAATCGTACATCAGCGATTGTTCATGTTCCTCGTACAATTTCGCCTCCTTTTCAAGTTTTTCATACGCCTCTCGTTTGAGTATGGCGTATAGCCCTGAATATTCGTTTAGGATAAGGATTTTCAATTTCACGTCCTCCACGTCTTCTTCTATGTTGTAAACGGAGCAATCGCTACTTTGCCAATCTTCATCAACGATTAATTCGACTTCGTAATTCTCACTGCCAATCTCCATGTAGAAGTTGGCAGTGAGATAACCGCGTGTGCGGCAGATACACTGCTCTTCTGCATCCTGCATCAGCAATTCTCTTATCTCAGCAATTCTCTTTATCTTATTCATACAATAAGGTTTTAATTAGCTCAGATAGGTGGTCTCGAACCACCTGTGCCGCCAAGTCCAAACGCAAACGAAAGGTGAATGCGCCAGCTATCGGCATATCTGAGGAATATATGAAGTTGATTATGTAGTTACATGATAGTTACATGGTAGTTACATAACTTCTCGTGGCAGCTCACGCGGTATGGATGATGCCGAACCTCATCCGTTTACAACTTCACGACATAGATAGTTACTATCACGTGATACCACTTTATCGGGGATTTGGGCCTTGCTACTTCAATTTTCACTTCCGTACCCCTTTACCAATAAGTCAAAGAACACTTTTCGCTTGTGAGCCACGGCGGAATCGAACCGCCACACACCATCAACAACCCAATTCTCACAACACAATGAATGATGTGCAACCATTAGGCTCTGTCTCGTTTTTCTCGGCAAGCAAGCCGACGACGATTAGTCAGATTATCGCGAGATTCCAACTGCATCGGTCTGGATACCGATGAAAACGAGACGTGAAAAATAAAACACAGAACGCTTTCCAATTACTTGGATATTTGTATATTTGCGGTAACAAGTTGTGCAACTCGTTCCGTAACACGTTGCAAAGGTATAAAGAATAAGTATACTTGCAAAGAAAAAAGAGAGAAAGTTTACATGTTTAATATACTTTAATAATTGAAATTATGGATAAATTAAAGAAATACTTTGATAGTCAGGGAATTAAGCAGGTTGACATTTGCAATATACTTGGTAAATCAAAGGCTCAAATTTCTAACTATTTGACAGGGAAAGTTTCGTTCGGCAAAAAAGCTGCAAAGGAATGGAGTAATGCGTTTGGATTGTCAGAATCTTGGCTTCTCACAGGCGAAGGTGAAATGTTGCGCGATAATACACCGCAATCAGTAGTACAACAGAACAACCATTCTACAACTATGAATCTAAACGAAAGAATCCTTACATTTATCAGCCATTTGGGAGTGAATGTTGCTGAATTTGAGCGTAATTGCAATCTTAGCAACGGTTCTGTATCTAAAATGGGAGACAATACCAGACGTTCAACGTTAGAGAGAATATCTAAGATTTACCCATCTCTCAATCTCAATTGGCTCCTTACAGGAGAAGGCTCTATGATTTTAGGAGAGGAGAACGCGGTGCAGCAAAAGCAGGAATCGACAGAGAGTAAGGGCGATTTCGTAAGAGTGAAGATTCATGACGACCATGTTCACTACACATATATCAATCGTAATCACGTGTATGCCGTAAGAGAAGAGGCAGACCGTATCACCGTTTACATGACAAATGGTGATAACTATACCATCTTCGAGGACTTTAAGCGCGTATTGTCAGATTTACTCAGATGAATTCTTCCGCTTCTCGCAGTAATCTTCTATAATCGGCTTGATGTGCTTGGCCGCTTCGCTGAGGTCAGACAACTGCCGCATGACTTCATCACTTGACACGTCTATCGGGCTGTCATTTCCACAATGCGGGTCGTTCAATACTTCCATTTCCTGGCTGTAATGCTTACCGTAAAACCTTAATTTGATATTCAGATACATAGGTCAATTGTTAATGTGATTGTATTTTTCCTTATATAACTCTTCAACCATCGCCCTAATTCGCTTGGTGACTTCACCGTAAAACTGACATTGGGCAATTACTTCTTCGTGAGATGGGTCTACATTTGATTCACAACACAAGTGTTTTTCTATATCGTAATAGGGGATTAAACTCGCCAAAACACTTGGCTTTCTTTCCGAGTTAAACGGTTCAGTATGAACTATAATTTTTAATTTCATAATACAATGAATAAAAATGGTTTTGTCTGTGTTTCGGTAGACGAAGTAAGTACCGGAGCAAAAGTAAATTACGTCAACCCTAAGTATATCGTGTCATTCTATCTTAAAGATGACATGCTTATTATCCACATGACAAATGGTGAAAAATATAAAATCAAACAGGGAGCAGAAGAGCTTTTGAAATTCTTACTCTAACTTGAATTTGTCCGCATAATAGTCCTGCACGGCCTTTTGGATAATACGCGTTAGGTCGCCATACTCCTTAAATTCTATGGCAACATCGGCATCGGCTGGATTTGTGTAGTCTTCACCTACCACTCCTTTCTTATACGAGTCTTCGCCTTTTAAGGATGCACCAATATACGGGCCGCAAATCTCATCACCGAATTTTCTCTTAGTAATGATTCTTACATGTAATTCCATATTATATCAGTTTTTTAATTGTTAAATCCAACGAAGTAGATTTTTGGGTTCAAGTCTTGTTTGTTAGATATTTAATCGCTATTTTTGTGGTAGATATTC